ATTTCCTTGGCGATGCAGACCCCGTGCTGCGCGTCGGCAAAATCCTGCGCTCCGATCGCGCTGAAGCCACGATGGCGGAACTGGCCGATCTGACGCGCGGCGCTCCGGCGGCTCGTGAAGGGCTGAAGCGCGCCGTTGTCGAGTCCATGCAGCAGGAGTTGCGCAGCAACGCCGAGGCGGGCAGCACAGCGGAACGCGCGTTCAAGCTGGACACATTCCAGACCTTCGTCCGGCGCGCCGAGCCTGCGCTGAAGCGGCTGTTCAGCGCGGATGAGGTTCAGTCGATCCGCAACCTCGCCGCCGACATGCAGCGTGCGCAGCGGTCGATCAGCGGCTCCAAGCTGCCGGGTGGGTCCAACACCGCGCAGGACCTGGCGGCCGGCGCGAAGCACGGCAGCGGCAGCCCTTCGGTGCTGGCGACGTTGGTTGCGGCCGAGGCGGCGGGCGAGGCGGCGCAGCATGCGGCGGGTCCGCTGGGGCGTGCCGTGGGCATGATCATGGTTCCGGTCGCAAACGCAATGCGCCAGTCCGGCCTGAAGAAGGTCGATGAACTCGTAACCGAGGCAATGCTGCATCCCGAACTTGCGCGCGCGCTGCTGGCCAGGGTGCCGGCGGCACCGTTTGCCGAGCCGGTGTTCCGCAATGCCGCGCGGCAAATCCTGGCGCTCTCCGGCGTCGGCGCAGTGAGGGCGAAATAGTGGCAAAGAATTCAATGAACGACTGGTCCACTACGCCAGCCGACAACACAGATATTGCAGGAACCAACATTGACGTAGGCTGCCCCCCGCAAGACGTTGGGGTCTTTATGCGCACCATCATGGCGCAGATCGCGTACGCGGTGCAGGGCAGCGGTGGCACGATCCCGGCGACGTGGAATGTCGGCGAGATAATCTCCACCACCGGGACATTCGCTGGAGCCGTTTCGATCCAGCAAGCCGTCGCTTCGGACGAGCCGATCCGGGCGGATCAGGGATGGCAGATCGTCGCGAGCTATGTGCTTTCCGGGGCATCCTCGCAGGACATTCCGCTATCGTCGGACTTCCGCGAGTTCAAGCTGCTGTTGCGCGGCATGACGGTCGGAACCGCAAGCGCGTCGCTGACGGCGCTTCTGTCCAATGATGGCGGCGGCACATTCCATCCGAACAGCTATGCGGAGGCAATCTCCGGGCTACTGACCGATGGCACGACGTACGGCCCGGTTGCCGGCAAGTCGCTGTCCAATATCTCTCTTTCGCCGTCGCTCAACGCGAACAGTTCCGGGTGGAATCTCGACCTTGTAATCTATCCCGGCGACACCGGCACACGGTGCGCGCTGTTCGGCAAAGGCTTCGGCCTGACCTCGGGCTCTCAATACGCGCGCGTCGAGTTCGGCGCGACTTGGGACAGCACAACCGGCGCGCAGAACTATCTGCGGCTCGGCACAACGTCCGGCCTCCTGTCCGGTTCCGTCATTCTGTTGGGATTGCGGTGATGCGCGCACCTGGAGGGTTTTCTGTGAAAATACTGGTTCTTGCTGCGGGGTTTTGTGTACTGGCCCTCGCGGCACACGCGCAGCCCGCGCCGTCCGGGATGAATGGCGCGTACGGCGTCTCCGGGTGCGGGCAGCAGAATTGGACGGCCGGGAAGCCGTTGCCGCAAACAGTAGACACCCACGGCAACGGCTGCGTCACCACCACCCCCAGCGCCATAGCCGCCACAGGCTCCGCAACAGGCGTCAGCAGCGCCACGCTGAAAGCCTCCGCCGGCACGTTCTTCGGCGCGCAGGTGAACAGCACGGCGAGCGTCTGGGTGTTCCTGTTCAACGCGACGGCGCTGCCGAGCAACGGCGCAGTGACCTGGGGCAGCGCATCCGGCAACGTCGTGGCGGCGTGGCAAATCCAGCCCGGCGGCACATACTCGATTAGCGAAAACCCCGCCCTGTTGCTGTCGGCCGGCATCACGCTGGGCTGCTCTTCCACGGGTCCGGCGACGTTCACCGCATCGACCGCATGCACCTTCGGCTCGGGGCAGGTGCAATGAAGTGGCTTGCACTCGCGCTACTGCTGTTGCTGCCGGGAGCGGCGGGGGCGGAGCAGGCCGGCAGCAATCCGGTGGCAGCAGTCGCGACGGGGGGCAATACGAGCCGCTCTCTTGCGGCCCATTTCAGCGACGAGCTTGATGCCAAGGATTTCGGCGCCATCTTCGATGGCAGTTCGCATCCTTTGTCCAGCAAATACGCGACACTCGCTGCCGCGCAGGTGGTCTATCCGTTCGCGCTGTCTCTCACCGAAGAACTCGACGGCGACGCTATCCAATCGGCGCTAAACTATTGCGCCACGCTCTCCAGCAACAGCGGGGGCGCCTGCACCGTCTATGTGCCGAACGGCAAGGGCTATTCCAATATCGGACTGACCATTGGCAATATCAACGTCTCGCTGAAAAGCCGCGGCGCGGGGATCAACATCCGCAGCAATGTCGGGGCGACGACGCCGAGTGCGCCAACCACGCTGGTATGGAATGGCGCGGCGCGTTCACCGGGCCAAGCCAACGTCCACATGATGACAGTTTCTCCGGCAGGGACGCGCCTTTTGAGCGGCACGAATGTCGAAGGCATTTTGTTTAACTGCAACGCTATCGCAGGCTGCTCTGGTCCGTTGGTGCAGAGTGCGCGATTCTTCACAATGGATGTCGGCACCTATGAACCCTCCGGCGTCGCCTATCCAAGCAGCACGGTCACGTCAGGATCGCAGACGATTACCGTGTCAGATACGACGGGGATTGCTGTGGGCGAGGCAGTCACGGGCGCCAATATCGCAAACGGTGCGTATGTCGCATCCGTGGTCGATGGGACACATATCACTGCAAGCGTTCAGGCATCGGCATCCGGAACCCAGACTGTCTATATTGGTGGCACAGGTTTGCGTTTTGACGTGCTTGGTGGACTGTCCGACAGCAATGACACGCAGAACTTCCAGCTTGCTTTCCAAGGCATGGCACTGCAAGGCGGAGTCAATGCAACACCACCTCTCGTGATGATGGGTGGTAGTGGTGCGGCTGCTTCCGGCGGCACGCACTACGGCAACACTTCGGTCAGCACGATCCGAAACATTCGCTGCGTCATCAACAATGGTGATTGCCTTGCACTGAATAATACTGACCATCTTATCTTCCAGAACGTCAGCGCCCAAACTATAGGTGGCGGCAATGGTCGGGTCATCACATCAAATGGCACGCTCGATGCGAACAATGGGGCGGCGCGCTACAACGTATTTCAGGTGGTTGGTGGTGTTGGTGGTGAGTATTTCGCTGGCACTGACACAGGTGGTTTTACCTCAGCTAGCGTGGACAACATCATAACCGCGCTCCAGGTTGGCAACGGCGCGGTTGCGCCGACCGGCGGAACGAATGCGGTCTTTGGCTATGCAACTGACCTGAATCCACAGATCGTTTGGAGCAGCGGTTATGCGCCGGGGCAAACCATCGGCGGTCAAAACCCCGGCGCGAATGGGATTAGGTCTGTCACATTGGGCGGCACAAACCTGCAAACCAATGCCGAGGGTTCTGTCGCATTCGGCACCAGCACCAACGCCCTCACTATCAATGCCATCTGTGGTGGTTCCGGGGCGGTTGTTTCTGGTCGTCCAAATCAACAATGCACTCAGCTTCTCAGAGTGGCTTCCGGAACGGACACTACACCGGTTCGGTTGTTTGCTACTGGCAGCAGCGCGACGTCATCCAACTGCGTCAATCTCACATTCGCCAACAGCGCGTACAATCTGAGTATCCAGTTGATTGCCATAGATGAGACGACACCGGGCAACATCTACGTTTGGACACAACCTGCTGCACTCCTTTGGCGGGGAGCTACGGCTTCAACGTCCAACTATGCTGATGTCGGGACGCCTATAATCGGCGGTCAAGGCACCACGACAGGCATCACCGTCTCACAAACTGCCGATACCACACAGGCGTGCTTGAATACGACTTTCACGCCGCCAACCGGCAATACGCACGTATGGAGTGCCTCCGAAACTGTGCGGTGGACGGAAACGCACGCGCCATGATTCATCGCTGCCGCTATCGCATCCGTTCCGCCGCAGCGCCTCGGCCCGGCGGCAACCGAGCGCCCGGCTACGCCCACCTGCCAGGAAAGGCCCCCAGCAGATGACGCCCAACCCTGACACCCCAATCGTTGCAACGCAGTGACGCGCGCCACAATGAACGAAACGACGATCGAGCGTGATCTGCGACTGCAAAGCCAAGAGGATCAGCGCGAAATGTTCCGACGCATCGGGCAACTGGAAATCTGGCAGGCCGGACACGAGGCCACCTGTGCGGCCCGCTACAAGGCCCTGATGACCGGGCAAAAGGCGCTGGTGGCGATCGCGCTGGCGGCGGTTGGGTTGCAGGTGCCGGCCGCGCTGCCGCACCTGCTGTCGTTGCTGGGGTTGATGCGGTGACCATCCACCCCACCCACACCTTCCCGCCGATTAGTGCGCCGTCATGGAACTGCGCGGGCTGCGGATGCCTGCCGTGGTCGCCGGACGCCGCGGTGCCGTGCCGCCCGGTGCAGTTCGACGACGACCCCCGCGCGGCTGCGGAGACGCGGCCCTGCGATGTGGAGGAGTACGACATTGGACCGCGCTGAAGAACGCCGCCGTTTTGAGGAATGGTTTGAAGCGGACGCAATGCCGCTGGAATCCGATTGGTTCCGTCGAGACCCGGATGCGCCCGACGAATACGCCAGTCCATCCGTGCAGTGCGCATGGCGCGGCTGGGCGGCAAGGGCCGGGCTGCCCTGCGATGTGGAGGCCGATTTGGAGACGGCGGAATACGCCGAACTCGCTCGGCTCGCCGGCTCAATCAGTACATCGAAGCATCTCACGGGAGACCCGGAATTGCTGAGGCGCGACGATTTTCCGGAGGATTGCGACTTTGGACTTTGCTGAGAACTGGCGCGACGACCCGCTAGAGCACGCGCTCCCTGTACGTGGCGCATTCCCGCTCGCGCGCGATGTGTGCCCGTGCGGAGAGACGCATGAAGCATGCTGCGGCGGCAGGAAGTGCGCGCACGAGCCAAGCGTGCATTGGCTACCGCGCCGCCTGATCCCTGACGTTCTCGACCGCATCGCCTGCCGTCTCGGCATATGGGCGCTGCGTCGCCTCTATGGCGCGGACTGCGCAACCGACGTGCGCGCCGATTTCCCCGGCGAAGACCTGGACTGCATCAGCTGCGACGCGAAGCGGCTGGTCGAAAGCATGCGGGAGATTTTGCAGGATGGCTGACCTCTACCCCGCCGACCCGCTCTCCGCACGTCTCGCGCACCAGGCCGCGCATGACGTGATCTTCAGCATCGGCACCGAGCTGTACGTGGCCGTGCTCGCGACCATCGAACACACCGACGCGCCGGAAGCTGCGGCCGATGTGCTGAAGCTGCGCGACCGGCTCGTGAAGCTGGCGACGGAGAAGCCGCTGAACCGGCCGGCGATGCGCGTGTCGGGAGGGATGTGTGATTCGGTTTAACAGCGGGAGCGCCAGCGAATGACCGACCCCTTCGACACCGCGCTGGCCTTCGCCTGGCGCCCTGAGAACGATGGCCAGGGCTTCCACAACGACCCGCGCGACCCCGGCGGCGCAACCACTTGGGGCGTCACCTTCGGCACATGGAGCGGCTGGCAGCGCATGCACGGCGCCGTTCCTACGCTCGCCGCATTCCAGGCGCTTGGACCGGACGATCTGCGCCCGCTCTATCGCGCGCTGTTCTGGAATGCCTGCCGGTGCGACTCCCTACACCCAGCCGTGGCGCTGGTGGTGTTCGACGCTGCGGTTGGCTCCGCGCCAGCACATGCTGCCCGCTTCCTGCAATCGGTGCTTCATGTGGCACAGGACGGCGCGATCGGACCTGTCACGCTCGCTGCCGCCGCGCAGCAACCGCCGGCTCATCTGGTCAACGCGCTGACGCTGGCGCGGGAGAGCTTCTACGCCGGGCTGGCGGCCTTTCGCATTTACGGGAACGGCTGGGATCGCCGCGCCGAGGATTGTCGTCGGCTGGCGCTGTCGATGTGTGCCGAACCCGACCACCCCGCCGCGCACGCGGCAACACAGGAGACCACCACACCATGGACTTGATGACCGCAATCACCGGCATCCCTGGCATTGGCCCAGCGCTGCCCTACATCCTCGCCGTCGTGGCGATCTGCTCGGCCCTGGCGCCGTTCCTGCCGGCACCGAAGACGGGCGCCGGGGCGTATGCCGCGCTCTATGGCGTGGTGAACTTCGTCGCGCTGAACCTGGGCCACGCGAAGAACGCCAGCGCACCTGCCGCCACGCCGCTGTCCGGCCCGGGCAAGCCTGTGCTGGCGTTGCTGCTGGTCGCTGGGCTGATGGCGCTGGCCGGCTGCGTCACCAACCCGGACGGCACCGCGTCCCTCTCACCCAAGGCCCAGACCGCGATCAACGTGGCCTGCGCGGTGGATCCAGCGGCCTACACCGCCGGCCAGGTCGGCGGGGCGCTGATCCCCGTGCCGGGCGTCGCTGCCGGCCTCACGGTGGACCAGATGCTGGTGCATCCGGCCGTAGTCGCGGCGTGCGCGCAGTATGGCGCGAAGCCGGCCGCGGCGGTCGCTCCGGTGGTGGTGGCCAAGCCGGGGGGGTGAAGCTCACCCCTCCCCCGCGCTACTCACCGCTCAAGGGTTGCTGCATCCGCGCCCGTCCGGGGGAACCTGGGCGGGCGTTGGTGTTTGTGGGGTTCGTGGTCAGAACGGGTCGGGGTCAATCAGCACGCGAGGCCGATGGACAATATCGCGCAGCCTCTTGGCTTCACTGCGTTCCTTCTCCAGGTCGCCGCGCGCCCATTCGAGCGCCTGCTGGAGGCTGGCGACCTCGCTGTCCCTCGCTCGCTTCCCGTCTTCATAGCCCTGGTCGTAATCTTCTTGGGGCATGGCGGCCTCCTCAGTTCGGGGTTATGGGCCGTATCCGGCGCGGCGCTTCATTCCTGCCACGTCGGCATCGTTGCTCCGTAAGCCGGACTGGCGACCGCGCTCCCACGCATCAGCCTGTGGACGGCGCACATACGGGTTACTTTTCAAGCCGCAGATACCGGCATCCCACCCAGCGAGCCACGCCTTGTTCGTTGGGTTCCCAAGTTGACGGCGACGGGTCATCACACGCTCCGGGGGTTAGGTTACACTCTCAGGCAGGCGCGGTTTCGTCGGCGCCGGCTTCCGATCTCGGCCCCAGCTTCCGGGCTCATCCCGCCGCGCCATCGCCTGCTCAAACTCGCCGCTGAACGGCCACGCAACAGCCAGCACGTCATCCCGCCAGAACACCGCCCAGGCGTCACGCAGGCGAGCGCGAAGGCTGCCTTTCAGCGGCGGGTATGGCACAGCACGAACCCATGCGCCGGCCTTGTTCTGCGTGCTGCATGAGGCGTCGGGGATGATGTGGATCAAGCGGAAGATCATGTCGGCCTCAGTTTGGGGTTAGGTTGAACGCTCGGCCAAGCGCCTCAGAAGCTCGGCCTTAACAACCTCCAAGCGCCGCGCATCCTTATCGCTCATCCGGGAGAACGGGTCCGCATTACCGGCGCCGGCATCCATGCAGAGCCCCTCGTATTCCTCTAAAAGTGCTGCTGATGACTTTTCCATCGTCGCCTCCTGGGGTTATGGGTTACGCCTCGTCTCCAGGGTGCCAGTGACCTCCCGGAAGCGCCTGCTGCATGGCGGGTAGCGGAGAGCCGCCTTGGTTGATAAAGTCTTTATGCGGGCTTCTCTGCGCCAGCAACTCAGGAGCGCGGCGCGCGACGTATGCGCCGAGAGCGGCTGCGGTGTCGGAGCGGAAGTGCGTCAGCGCGGTCTCCATGCTGATGTCCTGCGCCGCCGCGTATTCGCACGCCCGCAAGAATGTCCGCTCCATCATTGCTTCGGTCACTTGGTCTGTCATGTCGGCCTCAGTTCGGGTTTCAGATAATCGGGAGTTCAGCGCGGTGATCGTCGTCTATCGACACCGCGCGCAGGGCCGCAATGTTGCGGTCGTGGCGGTCCATATTCTCGGCGAGATCGCTTACATCCATGCGCCCGATCCGCTCCAGCAGCCTTTCGCCGTCAACCCGCACGCAATACTCATAAAACCTGATGCGCTCCTGCGCCTGCATGTATCGGTCATAGCCGGTCAGGAAGGGCATGCCGTGTCCTCCGGGGTTACTGGGCGGGACGCATCAGATAGGCGGGACAGGCGATGAAGCTGCCGTCATCCATCTGCACAATGTAACCATTCACCTGATGCTCGCAGGCGTCCAGAACCGTGCCTAGGCGCGGCGAGTGGCTGGTTCCGCGGTTGATCCGGTCGCCCGGCTTGAAGGTCTGCATCGTCGCCTCCGTTTCGCTCTTGACAGGGCCGTGTTTACCCGGTTAAGTTTACCCCTGTCAACAAGGAAAATCCGGCTTGAACCGAAAAACCACCAACAGGAGGGTGCAAGCGCCCCCGGAGCCGGAACCCGGCCACCTGATCGGCTACGCCCGCGTGAGTATGGCGGACCAGAATCCGCAGATGCAGATCGACGCGCTGATCCAGGCGGGCGTCCACGCCGAGGACATCTATTGGGAGAAGGCCAGCGGCACCAGCATCAAGAAGCGCCGCGAGTTTCAGGCGATGATGAAGGACGTGCGCGAGGGCGACACGGTGATCATCTGGAAGCTGGACCGCCTCGGCCGGAACGCCGCGCAACTCTATGACACAGCGCAGCGCATCCAGGCGAAAGGCGCGAACCTGCGGGTGCTGACGACGCCGGGCATGGACACCAGCACGCCCATGGGCCGGGCCATGTTCGGGATGCTGGCGGTGTTTGCCGAATTCGAGGCGGCGATCGGCAGGGAGCGCACGATGGCCGGGCTGGCGCGTGCCAGGGCAGAGGGCCGGATGGGCGGCGCCACCGCCAAGCACAGCCACGAGAAGATACTGGAATTTGCCAAGCTCGGCCTGAAGCCGGGCGCACGTGCCGCTGGCATGTCGGTGCCGGGTTTCATCAAAGCGCGAGACCGGGCGAAGGCCTGGGCAGCAGAGAAGGAGACGAAGAATGTCAAGCGAACCAAGTAGCCAGACCACCGTGATCCGCAAGCGCGAGCGCTTCCAAGGCATGTCACGAAACTTGCGTAGCGCGAGAGCGCGCCCTCCCACCACCGAGGAGATGCGCTTGGCAGTCGCGTCGCGCATGGTCGAAATCGCGGCGTTGTTCGTGCCCGAGGTGACCGTCACTGTGCTGGTGAGGCATCCGAGCGACGACAGGGCCGACATCTGCCTGACCGACGACGAGTTGCCCGAACTGGCGAAGATGCTGGCGCGGTGCATTGAACGGGAGCGTGAAAATGGCCAGTGACCGTCCGGAAACCACGACCCCGAACGCCTGGGCGGTAGAGCTGGACGACGGCTTCTTGCTTGCGCCGGATAGCGAGGAGCGGGCCGTCGAAGATCAGCAAGTTGCTGAATATGAACAGGGCTTCGTCGCCATCGTACATAGAGGGTATGCAAATGCCTGACCCGGTAAACCAGATGACGATCGATCCGATTGACGAATGCGAGCGAGCAATCCGGGCGCAGAGCGGCGTGGATGGGCTGCGCGCAGTGGTCGCTTTTCTGCATGCCCTTCCGGCGGACGCGACAATCGCGTGGGGTGATGATGGGCAGTGGACTCCGACCGCCATTCTCGCGCTGGAATTGGAGGAACGCGCAAATGCCTGACGAAACCCGAACCACCGCGCCGCCCTTCGTCGACGCGGACACGTGGCGGGACGAGACGTGGATGGACGACGGCCGGTGGGTCGAGGGTCCGCGCGGCCACCCCTACGGAGCCGAGGCGTTCCAGATCGTCACGCCGGATCGGCGCCGGCTGATCTTCCCGAATAAGCAGGATGCGATGGCGTGGGAGCAAGGTAATGTCGGAAGCTAAATCGGAAACCACCAGAGTCCGCATCCTAGTCGCTGTGGACCAACACGGCGATTTCGTCTGCCAAGCCGATTACGGGGATGACAAGGACACGATGGAAGCCCTACGGGAGCAAGCGCGCTACCTCTCGCATCCATACTGCTACAGCTGGGTCGAAGCTGATGTGCCAAAGCTGGCCATCAACACGATAGAGGGGCGCGCAACCGATGCCTGACCCGGTAAACAAGACGACGCTGCAATGTCGGCGCTGTGCTGGTAGTGGCGTGGAGTCCGAGGTCGGTGTTTTACCAGGCATCCCACCGATCAAGTGTCACCTCTGCAATGGCAGCGGAAAGCAGCCTGTGTGGGCGATCTCCCCCGAGGGATGGGAAGTGCAGTTTCGTCAGCGCGAGACAGCGGCGGGAATGAGTATCGAAATGCAAGACTTGGCGGTCGGCGTCCTGCTGCCGCACGTGCGGAGGCGTTGCAATGGCCGATGACATTTCCCAAACCACAATACCCGCCGGCCTACAGCGCGGCGACCTCGGAGCGCAGCGAGCGCGCATTGCACCGCTGCTGACAGGCGAGGACTTGGCCGAACTCCTGGCGCTCGCTGATTTCTGCATCGGCGCCGGTGGCAGTCTGCACTTCGGCAAGCGATCCGACCTCACGAAGCGGCTGAAGGCGCTGCGCCTGATCGAGTGGACGAAGCCGGCTGACCTTTCGCGAGATGCGCGGCTCACGCGCCTGACGAAGCTGGGGTGGCTGACCCTGCTGACGCGGGCCGAAGACGAAATGCGGCATTTACTGCCGCCGGAGGAGTTGCAAGATGCCGCGTGAAACCGAAACCACCTACCGGGCCAGGAATGGCGCACCCGGTTGACGGCCTGCCGACCATCGGGACGGCGATTGATGCGGACAACATCGTCGCCGCGCTCTGCCTCGCCTGCAACCGGTCCCGGGAGATCGACCTGCCGCAGATCGCCCAGGACGGCCACGCCGACACGCCGCTGATCCGCCTGCCGCTCGTGTGCCGGGACTGCGGATCGCGGGAGGTCAAGGTGCTGGTGGCGGGGCGGGCGTATCGGTAGCTGGAGTTGGTCACGAGAAGTTTGTATCTATGAAAGCCGCAGAATAGGCCGAGCGCACAGGTCAGCAGAATATGTGCAGGCCGCACGAAGGGCCGGGTTTCTGGGGTCGATTGTAGGCTTGTAGACAAGGAGGGTGACGTGGCTGAGACGATAAGGGCCGCAACTCCGCACGCCCACGCATGGAAGCCCGATCATGCCCGTGGCCGCGGATGGCGCGTATGCAAATGGTGCGGCGCGACACAGAGCCCGCAGGAGCGGGAAGACGCGCTCCGGGCGCAATTTCCCAGTCCTGTGCCATACCGCCTCGCAACCGATGAGGAGAACGAGGTGGCGCGGCAGGAATTGAAACGCCTATCGGATACCGCATGGGAGGCAGCGCAGCGCGCAATGGTCGGCCGCCACCCCCGCTTTGGTTTCCGTCCCCGTAGCTCAATGGATGAGCGCCTGATTTCTAATCGGGATGATGCAGGTTCGAGTCCTGCCGGGGACGCCAGTCCGGGGAGCGCGCCATGAGCGCCCCTCCTACCGCCTCCGCCCCGCCAGCTTGATCACCGCCGCCTCTGCCGCGCGCTCCTGGTCTGCGCTCTCGGTGTAGAGCTGCACCATGGCAAGCGTCTTGTGGCCGGTGACAGCGGCGATCTCCTTCGTGGTGCAACCGGCCTCGGCCAGATTGGCGGCGGCCAGCTTGCGTAGCCCGTGGATGTTCCGACCGACCGGGAAGCCGGGGATGCCGGACAGCGCCTCCCCGATCTGCTTGGACAGGTTCGAGTCTCGCCACGGCCGCCCGAACTTGTTGGTCAGGATGTAGGTCGAGCTTGCCGACCGCTTCCAAGCGTCCAATTCGGCGCGCAGCTCGGCCAGCGCGGGGATCACCAGAGGCCGATCCGTCTTCTCCTGCGTCAACCGCAGCTTTACACCATCATAGGCCGACCACTGCATCGCGATCAGGTCGCCACGGCGCTGGCCGGTATAGAGCGCCAGCACCACGGCGCGGCGCAGGTGTTCCGGCAGGCGGCGGATGGCTGTGTCGGCTTCTGTCTGTGACCATGCCGGCAAATGACCCTTGGCAAGCCCCTTGTGCAGACGCGTGGCGGGGCTGTGCTCGATCCATTCGTTGTCGAGCGCCCAGGAGAACAGCGCAGACACCACGCGCGCGAATCCGACCGCAGCACCGTCGCCCCTGGCTTCGCGGACGGCATTGCGTAGGTCTAGCAACTCGCGACGGCTGATCCTGCGAGCATCCACGTTCAGCATGGAAGCAAGGTGCTGCGTGTAGGTGGTGTATTGCGCCCGCGTACGCTCGGCGAGCTTCGCCCATTCCGGCGACCGTTCCCATGCCCGGATCAGATGCTCCAAGGTGTCGCCTGTGGCGACTTCAACCTTGGGCTGATACGGCGGATACCGCTTGACCCGGAGCGTGCCGTCTTTCAGGCGATAGCGGACGACGCGCCCGGCCTTTGGCGAGGATTTTCTGGACACCCGCTCGACTCGCTGCTCTGGGATCGGTGGATGCTGCGGCCCCGTCAAACGCAGCGTCAAGCGCCAGGCGGTCCCAGCGGGGGCATCGCTGGCCGAGGCGACGGTTCGGCTCCGGGATGCGGCCCTGCTTCACGAGGCGGGGCAGGGCGTCCACCCGAACGCTGATATAGCGCGCGGTCGCCTCCGCATCGAGCCAGCGAGTTTCAGCGCGGTCGGACATCGCTCATCCCCGCCCCCGCGCTCCGGCCAACTCCAGCACCCATGCGCCGTTCCGCGCCTTCACGAACCGATAGCGGTCGTCCTTCGGGTCGAGGCGGTAGATCGCATCGTCGGCGCCGTCCGATTCATCGTCTATGTGGCACCAGGGAACCGCCAGATGGTGGCGCGCCCCGACTGGTCCGAACTCGCGAACCTGCGCTTCATGCAGTCGCAGACCCGCCCAGATCATACTTGTCTGCGGGCAGTGCGACCCGAGGATTTCCACGGTCGCGGAGCAGATCGGGAGCCGACGGGGCAGGATGCGCGCCTTGCCGCCTGGGTCGTGCTGGGGGTCAGGCATTGGCGGCTTCCCGTGCGCGTTGCGCCAGAGATCGAAGTTCGGCCAGAAGCCGGCTCCGCTCCTCTTTCAGGATGTGGTTCGCGTGCCGTAGCGCCTCGATCTGGTCGCACGCCCAACGCACGTCCGCCATCAGGCCGCACTCTCCGCCGTCGCTTTCCACGATCTCGGCGTGCGTGGACCGCAACTTGGCGAGGCGCTCGCAGACAATTGGGGCGATCACAGCCGCCTTCCCGAGCCCGCGCTCAATGCGATGGCACTCGTCGTAGGTCATGCACCACTGGGGGTGGTCGCAGAGGGCGCAGGGGGTGGGGTTAGGCATTGATGCCGCACTCCGACAGCGCAGCTAGCGCGCGCTCCTTCGTGGCGCCTCGGGACTTGCGGGCAATTCCTCGCAAAGCCGCTGCCAGGATGGTCAGTTGCACAATCGGCTCCGGTAGCATCTCGGGCGCGCGGACGATCTGGAATTTCTCAGGCTCGTCGCGCGCTGCCGCCTGCGCCTCGCTCAGTGAGTACCGACCCGCGCGCTCGGGCCGCTCCGTGTAGCCGGCTCTTTGCGGGCGGTAGAAGCCTCGGCCGGCTTTGTGGATTAGCCAGATAGCATCGGTGCTTTCGTTCATTCGCACAGCAACTCCCCCAGCACATCCACATGACAAGGCGCGCACGCCTCACACCGCACGTTGAGCGGCTTGCCGTCGCGGTGCTCGGGGCAGAGGCGGCAGAAGCAGGCGAGGTTTTTGCCGGCGAGTTCGCGGCGGGCCTGTCCGTGCGTGAATCCAGTTTGTCTGTCTGCGGCCACCTCTTCGGCATATAGCGCGGTGGCCCTGCGCTTGGCTTCATCACCAGAAACGCCAGCCGTTGCCTGGATGATCTGCCAGTCGAAGCGGTTGCCCCATTTGGTCGGCCTGCCGACGTAGATCGTATTCTCCGTCATCCGCCAGCCCTTCGTCCGGCGGCGCTGGACGCGGAGCGGATCACCCATTGATGCAATACTCCCCCAACACCCACGCCTCGCGGTTCGTCATGAGGCAATGCACGCACTGCACCTCGCCGTGGCCGACGCGCGACGGACCCCACTCGTGCTTGCGGCGCGGCGGCTGGGCGGGGAGTTCGGCGCCGGATTGGTCGATGGTTTTGGGGTCAGGCATTGGGCATCTCCCGCACGCGCAGCGGCGCTGGCATTTCGCGCGAGGCAGCCGCCCGCAACAGATCGCGGTGTCGCGGCCATGGCGTGTTGTCGTAAATCCGCCCCGCCAGATCGCGTCCGGCCGCCTTCTTGCCGATCCGCTTGCCGTCGCGGAAATCCCCGTACTGCTTGAAGAACACGCGCCCCTCGCCGTAGCGGTCCACGCCCTCCTGCACCCACTCGGGGCGAAACTCCCACTCCGGGTCTGACGTGTTGCTGGCGCCGCCATAGATCGTCACCGCGGCCGCGCTCAGATCGAGCGTGGCAAGCGATCCGGCCAGCGGTTCAGCTGACACCCAGGCGCGTCCTGTGTGGCCCCAGAAATCCAGGTGATGCCGCCAGCGGTAGCCGTGCAGCGGATGGTCAATGGTGACGCCGGACCACACGTTCACCGGCGGTCGCGTGCGCCACGTCTCGGGCAGGAGGCGCTTGGCGAAGTGTGGCCGGTGCGTCAGCAGAAGCCATGTCAGATGTGGGCACGCTTCCACCGTCTCCAGCATCGCGGCGCGCAGTTCAGGGGCGACATCGGCGTCCAGGTAGTCGCCCAGAGACAGGCTGAATACGGCGAAATGCAGCCCGGTCGCCTGGGCCAGCCGGTCCAGCCGGCGCATGCGGGTGTGGAATGTCTGGAACGGCCGGCGCTCGCCGCCCCACGCCAAGCCGAGACGGTTCTCTGCAAAAGTCGCCGCATAGCAGATCGCACAGCCGGAGCGCGCCCCACGGTGCGGTTCCACGCGGGTGCAGCCGACCCATGCGTTGCCGGTGAAGTCCGTCCATTCGATGCCCGTCATCTGAGCGGCGATCGAGCGGGGGATTGCGTTCTCACCCACGGCCTTCCTCCTCCGCATCCCGCAGCGCCGCGTCGGTATCGCCGCGCAGGCCGGCGTGGAGCTGGGTGAGGGCGGGGTCGGGCAATTCTGGCGGACCGCGCCATGCAAGAATGCGCCGACGCACGATTTTCGAGCCTAGAGATTGTCGCGGGTAGTGCCACCAATGGTCTGCTTCAAGCCAACAGTCAGGAAGCCGCTCGCACGCGCCGTGACTGGCTTCCACCAACAGATCGACTTTGCCGCGAGCCCTCGGCGCGCTCTCAATCGGTTGCCACGCGGCGGCATCCGCAGCGGCGAGGGCGACTATCGCCCGCGCTTCGTAATCGGCGCGGTCGGAGGCGAACCTAAAATCCTCCACCGATTCTAATATCGGTAAGTCCAACTCTTTCCTCCTGTAATTCGCGAGGGCAAGCGCAACCGCAGCGATGCGCGGATCAGGCGCTGACATCAGTCTCTCCGTTGGCGGGGTTCATGGTATCAGGCTGCCGCTGCCGATTTTTCGCCAGCTTCGTTTAGCCCGCAGTGCGGGCAGTGACGGGCCGGGAACACTTTCTGCTGGTAGAAAGAATCGGCATAGCCGTCGCCCCATTTCGACGTTTTTTCACAATGGCGGCATGCGGCGATGAAGTGGAAGTCGTTCCTGTGCCTAAAGGTCACTTTGGCGATGTGCATTTTGTATCCTTTGAATTTTCGGGGGTGCGGATCGCGGCGGCTATCTGCGTCGCTGCGATGGTCGCGTTGTGGCCAAGCGCCCGGCGCGTTTCATCATCGGTGAAGCGATCCGCCACCCGCGCGCACTCCTCCCGCACCGCCGGGACGATGGCGGCGAGGACGGCGTTGCCGACATTCTCGCAAAGGCAGAACGAAACGCCCGCATCCCTCAGGCATATGCGCTTCCAATCGACCCATGCGCAGAGCTGGGAGCCGCATTCATCGCGCACTGCATCCCGCGCCACCGCCTCCAACTCCACCCCGGCGCGAACGGCGAGCCTGGCGCGGCGGTTCCAGGCGGCGGCGGCTTCGGCAGAAACTGCCGTCTCTTGCTCTTTCACGTCGTTCCTGGACTGATCCACGATCAGCGCGGCAGTCTGTGCGTCGCACCCATCGCACACGACTGTCACGTCATAACAATTGGCCGGACCGCAGTAGCCTAGGCCGGACAGATGCGCCTCCCCACCACAGAACGGGCACGGCAGCAGCGGTGTGTCAGTCATTGTCAACCTCCATCCGCTTCGCGCGCCGGATATGGAACGCAAACAATCGAGCGGATCGGATCACGTTGTTTCGCGCCTCCATGACCATCGCGTCCCGTCGTTTGTGTGCGGCAGCATTTGCCATTAGCGGCTGTTCTAATTCGTTTAGGCGGTCTACGTCGGCGCTAAGCTGCTGCTCAGCGCGCGACCGTTCGCTTATGAAGTCACCCATGATCCACCGCCGCCCTCGCTTCCTCTGACCCACCCTCGACCCACTCGCGGTTCAGCGCGTAGCGCAGCCGCTGTATCTCCCGGTGCTGCGCCTCCAGCCGCGCGCAGAGATCGCGGTTGTGCGCCTCCAGGCCGCGGATCGTGGCGGCGGCGAATGGGCCGTCAGTGGAGAGGCGGGGTGCGTGCGGGCATCCTGCGCGGCGTCGGTTACATACCCCGCTGGCCGGGTCCGCGGGATCATAGCCTCGGCAGATGCATCTCTCGGCAGTTTCACTCATCCCACTCTCCCAATTCCCGCAGCGCCGCCTCGGCCTTGTCGCAGGCGGTTCGGACTGCGCGGATGCTGGCGGCGTTGAACATCGCCGCCTGGATCGTCTGCTTGAACCTGCGCCGCTCCGCTTCGGTGTACGCGAAGGCGCTGAATCGCAGGATGCCTTTGGAAAGTCCGCCACCAAGCTGGTGACCGGCCTCCCGCCTGAACCTCCCGGCGTCTGTGACGATCAGCGTCTCGGTGACGCGCTGAACTCCCGCGAAGTGGTAGCCGAAGGATTCCACCACCACCTCATCCCCCGTCCGCACGTCGGCGAGGGAGGCGGGGCGGCGGGGCGGGGTTGGGGCGTCAGGCACGATTGCCGACCTCCGCTCTCCAGGCGCCGTTCTTGATGAGGCGCCGATATTCGCAGCTTGCCCCATGATCGTGCCCGGCCTGCCACGCGCGATGCAGCGACCATTCGCCGCAAATGATCCACCACGCTTCAAGCCAGCGTTGATACCAGCGCGGAGCGCCTCGGCAGTTGCGGTGGATTTTCCAAGCGCGAGGATCAGCGTCGCTCATTTGATTCTCCACCTCGGCGGCGCGGAGGCGGGTGGGGAGGGTGGTCACTGCATCTGCCACAGCACGTTTCCTTCAATATCCTCGACCCGCAGCGTGCCGGGGTTGAGTTCGGCGTGATCCGCGGCCTGTGTTTTCAAGTCGCGATCCGGGAGGGCCTCGACGGGGTAGAAGCCCTCGGCGCGGAAGAAGATCAGGATGGGCATGCCCTCGCTCATTCCGCCGCGTTCCGCGTCAAAATGGGATTTCATCGTCAAGATCGCTGCCTGCCGGCACGGGCTGGCGCTGCCTCTGTTGCGCCGAACGCTGCGCGGGTGCGGCGCTGCCGATGTAATCCCGAACGACATTCTTGGCCGGATAGCTATCCTTTGCGGCCTGTGTGCCGATGGTGCAGCGTCCCGTGCGGCCAATCATCTCGTTGGCCATCAGTGAGCCCCGCTGATACTGCGCCAGCAAGCCGCAGGACGTGGAGAAATGGCGCAGCTTCCATGCGGCCTTGTCGCTGATCACGAGGTAGTCGAACACCTTCTTCCGGGAGCCGTTGGCGTTGAAGATTGAGAGTTCCAGCGCGAACATGTCATTGCCCGCGTTGCTCTGCTTTTCTTCGGCCTCGATTACCTCATAGTCGTATTCGCCATCCTCCCACACACCGCTGGCCTGGGCGTTGGCTTCTTCTTCACTGAGAGGGTTAAATCTCATGACGTCACCTTTTCACGTAGCATTTTGATCATTGCGGATATGGCGGCTTCGGACAGCTCGTCCACTGTCTCGGCCTTGTCTTTCTTCAGGCACTTGTCGAGCCAGTCGTCCGGCATGCGGACGCTTTCAAGAAGCGTTTTCAGGTCACCGATCTGCTCTTTGTTGGCCAGTTCGATTTGCTTGACCGCGCCCTCAATCACGTCGCGGCCATAGCGATCAGCAAAGGCGTCGTAGGAAAGGTCGAACACCTCCGCATCCGGGAATCCGATCAGCCGGGACTTCCGGACGCGCGCCTTCCTGGTCGGTCCTTGCTTTGTCGCCTGGATGGCAAGGTGCAGGATGTATTCGAGCTTATCCCAACAATCGAAGGTGGCGCCGACCACTTCGCGCTCCCCCTTGTCGTTCAAGCCGTATTCGTCCTTCTGGTGGGCAACCAGAATAACGCTCATGTCCAGGCGATCGAGCCAGTTGACGATGCGCCGCATGTAGCTGATCGCCGGCTTCCGGGACGCTCCGTATTCGTCCTTCTTTTTCGCATCGGAAAGCCGATCCTGTTCATTGGCGATCTCGGTGCCGAACAGGTGCGAAATGCTGTCGATGACCAGGGTCTTATAGGCGTGGTGCTCCGTCGCCAGCGCCTTGATCTGCTCCAGCACAACGGAGAAGTCATTGGAGCCTTGCTCCGGGCCAAGGTAAACGCCGTTCGACCTCTCCAACTTGTCGGTGTAGTGGGCGAGGTTCGCGCCGCCTTCCGTGTCGATGTAGTAGACGTTCGGAAAGTCGAGTGAGAACCACGTTTTCCCGACGCCCGGCTTGCCGAAGATCAGGATTTTCGGCTTGCTCGGTTCGGCCGCTTTGGGCGCAACTGCCTTCAGCTTGCTGCCGCGCGGTTTCGCGATCGTCATTCCATCAGGCATTGTTCAGTGCTCCTGTTAAGTTCGCTCTGCAATCCGCACCCGCCGCCGCGCCGCGTCGAGCGGCACCACGTTGCCTCCGGCCAGCGTCACGATCCGCGATTGCTCCACTAGGCCGTCCAGAATCTCGTCCGCGCACCGCGACTGCGCCTCCTGCGAGCGCGCCACCTCGGCCAGTTCGGCGAGGCGTGCGGCGCGGGCGTACATCGCCTCGGCGAACTCGCGCGGAAGGTCGCAGCGCCAGCGGTCGATGCAGGTCGAGAGGAGGCGCGCTTCGCCGGCCAGGGTGTCGGACAAGGGGAGGCGGAGGCGGATGTTGGTCATGGCGTAGCTCCCTGAAGCTCGAACCACTGCGCCAGCAGATACGCGCACCCAGCTTCCTTGTGCTCGTGCTTGGGGGCGAAGGACCGGAGGATGACGGAAATGGCCGCCAGAGCCTTGTTCTGATCCACTCCCGGCTTCGGCTTCAGCCTCGCCAGATCGTCTTGCTTAAGACCCCGGAAGAACCAATTCGACACGAAATCCACATGCGGGTCGTGGCGCTTTCTGAATTCGACGGGCAGGCTATCGTATGGTGGCAAGTGGTCGATCTTGCCGAATGCGAGGTCGAGGCCCGTTACATCCGGGATGGGTGGCGTAGGCACGACTATCTCGACGGGTGCGGCTGCGGCCCTTGGTGGCTGCGGCTTCCCAGCGCGCGCGCGTTTGCCTCTGGTGCCCATCACACCCGCACCCCGCCCCCAACGCCCGCAGGCTCCAGGTCGCGCACCATCTGCTCGCGCGAGTAGGCGGCGCTGGCGATGGTATCGACCGCGTGGGGGCGGGAGGCGTTGCGGGCCTCCCAAATCGCAGCCGCCATCGCGTAGGCGTTGCCGCCGAACTCGTCGTATACGGCTTCGATCTGGCGGACGCGCCGCACCTCGGTGTGGGTGTTCATGGCGCTTCTCCCTCGGTTGCGCGCGCGGCGTCGGAGACCACCAGCCTCAATGTGTCTGCCAGAGCTTTCAGGCCATCGGCCGTATCAACGTGGTACAAGCCAATCGCGAAGCCCTTCCGCGCCTCCATGGGAGACGGAGAGCCGCAATCTCCCTCAACCCGCACGTCGCGTCCGTGCGTCTCGTGCAACGGTGTCGCGTAGCTCGGCGGCAGTCCGGGTCCTTCCGCCACCCAATAGTACCAAGCGCGGGTGAACCCCCAGCCATGGAGGCTTCCCCGCACAGAGGTATCGACCTCCCTGCGTCCGTCTTTCAAAAATTGAAGCCGAAGCACCTCAATGTCGGCGCTGGTCAGTTCCGCGGCGAGCAAGTCGTCAATGTCCTTCTTGCCTGCCATGTTCGAGAATGTTTGGGTCATGGCGCTACTCTGCCGCCACAGCAAACGGAAGCCGCGGCTCCGCAGATTCGATCTCCGCCGACAGGCCCACGCACAGCTCGTCCAGCTCCGTGGCCAGCACGCGGATCGACGGATCGCCCTGCGGCAGTCGCTGCACTGCGTGGTAGGCGGTTCGCACGATGGTCCGGGCCGCAGTCAGGGCCGCGGTGTCGATCGCGGGACCGGGGCCAAGGTCGAACGTGCGCAGGCTGCGGATGCCGCGCACGATCTCGGCGCGCTCCTCCGGGGTGCTGGCCGCGAAGGCGCAGGCGGAACCGCAGTTGAGGCGGCAGGGGGCTTCGGTGTTGGGGCAGCGCATGGGGTTAGTCCCCCTCCACAATATTGCGCTGCATGCGTTGCTTGAGTTCGTCCCAGTATTTACCTGCGTCGTCCCTATGGACCGTCTGCACATCAAGGCCCTTGCCGACCCATTCAGAGACGCATCTTGCGTTCCAACGATCAGCCCCCTTGCCTTCCTGCTTCCATGCAATCGCGACGCACTGGCCGTTGCGCAGCCCGACATACAGGTGGTCTGTAAAATCCATCGCCCTTACTCCGCTGCCTGTAGAATCCGCGCCTCTGCGCGCTCGATCTCGCGTTCCCACTCCAACGCTCGCCGCGCCACCTCCAACTGCCGGCGGTAATGCTCGCGCATCCGTTCGGGGTGCAGGCCGTGCATCCAGTCAGGGTCGTTGATCGCGCGCTCCAGCGATGCAATCTCGCGCTCCAGGTCCGCGGCGGTCTGGCGCGGGCGGGGGGTGCGGTAGGTGTCGTGGCGGGCGTGGGGGTCGTTCATGTGCGCCCCCGCGGGCTCAGATCGCGGATGTAAAGAGGGATGAACCCGAACAGAAACCAGCCCTCGCGGGCCCATTCGTCTTTGACGCCAGAGAAATGCTTGTAGCGGACGCGCACGATCCACTGCTTGTAAACGATCATCACTCCACCCCCGCCCACTTCAGCGCGGCTCGTGCAGCGCGTGCGTGCCCCAGCGTTAGTGTGAAGTTCTCGCCTTCGGTCGTGCTCTGGCGAGTCCAAAGGCCGGTGTTGTCTTCCAACCGCTTGCCGGAGCGGTCATCGATGCGTCGGGCTATCTCGGCCAGCGGTTCCAGCGCCGCCACCAACTCCCTCTCCCGCGCCTGCGCCGCGCGCAGATCGCCGGCCAGCGCGTCCAGCAGCGCCATCGGATCGGGGTCGCTGTGGTGGCGGTAGTGTTTGCGCACCACGCCGGGCGGGAGTTCATTCGGGTCGGCGGCGCGCATGTAGTGGCGGAGTGCGAAGCCGAGTTCGCAGGCATCCGCAAGAGTGCGCGGGCAATAGTCGTGGTTGAGTTCGAGGAGGCTGCGGTTGCTCATGGCGCGGTTGCCTTCCGAAAAGCCGCAAAAGCCGCGCCCCACGCATCACGACCGCCGCTTTTGAACATCGCGTCGTATGCGTCCTCGTGCGTCATCTCGGTGTTGCGATGGAGGTCCAGCAGGCCGTTGAGCGCCGCGAGCAATTCCGCATGCGCGTTCCAGCGGCGGGCGAGTTCGGCGGCGAGTTCATCGCTGTAAGTCGAATCCCCTGTGAACACACTGAACAGCGGCGCCGGGCCGTCGTCGGCATAAAGTGCGTTGCTGCGCAGGACGCCGGATTGGATGCTCAACTTCTCAGGAAGCGCGCTCATACCCCGCACTCCCGCGCCGCCGCGGCGATCGGTTGCGGGTCAGGGTTAGGATTAACGGGAAATTCGGAAGCGATGCGTTGGTCGAAATCGCTGAGGATATCGTCCATCAATTCAACCGCGCTGTTCAAAAGTTCGTTGCTGGACTCCCATGCGCCCGTCTCGAGATCGTGGGCGAAATGCTCATGGACAAGATCATCGCGACGTCTTTCGACCATCCTGCGCATGACCAACATTGCGTTCTTGCGGTGGTCAGCCTCAATTGAGGTTGGGGGAGCGGCCGGGGTGACGTAGTTCCAAAAAACCATCTGCTCCGGACGCATCAGTCCGCCGGAAAGCAAGTTCCATTTATCGCCAGTCCAAGTGGCCACCATCCAATGCGGCTCTCCTGTCGGGCGGAACAACCAATGCAATGTGTTTGGCTTTGCGTCGGGAGCCGGGCGGGGATTCATATTGAAGCCCTCCCGCCAGCGCGCCGGATCGCGGCCAGTTCCTGCCGCTGCATCTCGCGGATCGTTTCTTCGGGCAGGGAACGAATATGCGCGGCGTGCGCGTGCATCAGGCTGAAGCAGAGATCGCGGATCGCGGTGGCTACCTCCGCCCCGCCCGCAGCAGGAGCCGCAGCAGGGGGAGCGCGATCCCGATCAGCTCCGCCCGAACCGGGGCCGGGATGCCGTCCTGCCAGAGCCCGACCATCGCCCAGATGTTCAGTTCGGCGGCTTCCATCGCTTCCAAGCACTCGTCCAGCGTCGGAGGCGGCTGACGGCGCCGCCGTTGCAACGGAACCGGCCGCCGAGACATCACGGCCTCCACATGACAACGTTTTAATGTGCGCTGAAGCCGGGGAAGAACGGTCGCCGCCGCTCACGAAAGCCGCCTCAGAACGCGCGGCCGATTCATCGGCGGTTGCGGATGGTATGCTGGTTACATCATTCTCACTCACGCATCCGTTACCGGCGGTGCGGTTTCGAACAGCCAGGAGATGAGGATGGTGGGGCATCGTGGCGGCTCCGTGTGTGGAGCGCACCATATTCGGAAAAACCGAATGGGGTCAAGCCCCATTCGCATGGAATATTCAGAAAATCCGAACGGCCCTCAGTGAGCCGATTCGATGGCCTTCATTCGACAATTTCGGGAGCCTGGCGCTCCGGCTCCGCCGACGCCTCCTTCTTTTCCTTTGCCGCCCGTCGCAAATCGGCCGCCCGTTCGACGGAAACCCCGGCCCGAACCCCCCGATAAAACCAGTCCATCGTGAAACCGTGGTCATCGCATAGCAGGAGCAAGAAGTACGGGTCCGGATAGTATTTTCCGGATTCCCACTCGCTGAGCTTTGGCCCGGTGATGCCGGCTTCGGCATATTCCCGGGCCATCTCCGCGCCAGTCCAGCCCAGCGCCTCGCGTGCGAGGGCGAGCCGCTCGCCGACCCCGCGCTTGAGGGTCGATGCGGCTGGCGTGCTTCTGGATGCTTTTGCCATGGCCGGGATTCTAGGGGGCTGGCGCACGGCTGACTTTTCGGATTGTCCGAAGCGTTTGGGGCCTTGACAACCCCTTCGGAAAATCCGAATGTCTGCCGCCATGAACGTATCCGAGGTCATTCAAGCGTTTGGGGGATACCAGCAGGCCGGGATGGTCCTGGGCGTGTCCCGCACGCAGTTCTTCGACTGGGAGCAGAAGGGCATCCCGCCCAAGCGGTGGAAGCAGATCGCCCTGTTGTCCCAGCACCACGCCACGAAGCCGCTGACGATTGAGGAGCTGGCCCAGGTCACCCCCACGAAGCAGCAGACGAGCGAGGCCGCCTGATGTCCCCGCGCATCACCTCTGCGAGCATCACCCATCCTGCCGCCCCCGAACAATCCGCAAAACTGCCAGTCCCGGACTGCAAAGACGCGAGGGCGGCGTGATGGGCGAGTTCCTCCCCGTCCGCACGATCGCTGACCTCGAAACGCTCGACAGCGACGAAATCGTGGAGGGCTACATGGATGCCTTCCACGGCGAACCGGAGCCAGGGAACAATCGCTCCCGCTCCTACTGGCATGGCTGGCGCAATGGTGCCGCCGATACCCGCCGCATCCCGCATGACGATGCAATGCGCGAGTTGGCGCATGAGATCGTTAGCGCCGGGTATGACCTGACGCGGCGCCACGCCAAGCGCCCAGCCGACCCCGCCAGGAGCGCGGCGACGTGAGCGAACGTGACCAGCTCCTTGCGCTTGCATTGCGGGCCGGCGTGCTGCCGCACGAGATGTTTGAGCATCCCGTGCAAGGTCTGTGCATTTGCCTGTCTGGCGTTCGGAAGATCGCGCGCCTCGCCCCGGACCAGCGGAAGGCGGCCGATGTCGTCAGGACGATGGAGCAAGTCCAGACGCTCGTGAAGTCTGATCCGGCAGGCCGCGCATGACCCCCACTCGGAGCCTCCGCACGCCGAACGCCGCGCGCCATTTGCTGGCCCCCATCGTTCCGCAATCCCACTCTCTATTCGCAGAGGCGTGATCCCCCGATGAGCGCGGTCACCGAAACCCGCAGTCACAACCTTGACGTTCCGCATCCATCACTGTCGCGCGTCAGCGATGGCGCCGATTGTCACGACACGGACGCGGGAGTGCGCGTGGTTGTGACGCGCCCCACCTGCAATGTCCTCGATCGCCTCACCGACACCTTCGCCGTCGTGGCCACGCGGGCGACACGGGCGCCCGGCTGGACCTGGGCCATTCCCGATCATGAGGTCTCGTTCTTTCACCACCAGCGCGACCATCGCGCGGTGATCACGGCGCAGGAGAAGGTGCAGGGCGGCTGGGCGCTGCTGGCGAAGTTGGCGAAGCCGGCGGGGAGGGGGAAGCGATGAAGGCTGGTTACTACGCTGCCGGAATTACGGCCGGGTTTTGGCTGGGCGCTGCGGTCGGTGATGCGGTGAACGCTGACATGGCTGACGCGATCCCATGCGCGGTGATTGGCGTCATCGTGATGTTCGCAGCGCTGATCATGACGCTGGTGATGAGCGAATGACCGCCCCCACCGAACCCCGCGCCGACCTGACCCCCACGCAGCATGCCGAAATGGACCAGCTGTTCCAGGCGTTCGGCCCGACCTCCCCGCTGCGCCACGCCATCGCCGAGGGCCGCATCCGTCGTGCCGGCGGCGATCCGTTCGCGGCGTTCGAGGATTTGGGGACGACTGATCCGGATCGGGCGGCGAAGGCGCGGGCGTTGGCGGAGGGAGCCAGCGATGGCTGATCCGATCGCCACGTTCGACCCGGCGCGGGCACTGCTTCAATGGGGCGGCGGCTCCGTGCAGTTCGCTCCCAAGCAGGCGCTGATCTTCGGCTGCGTGGCGCGGCACAAGCCGATCGCCAGCTATGAGGTCATCGTCTCGACAGTCTGGGGTGGCGATCCGCCCGATTGCGTCGATGTCTCCCTGAAAGTGCAGGCACACCACATCCGCGAATCGCTGCGGCACGCGAAGGCGCCCGTGGCTCTCGGCAAGGTCTGGGGCCAAGGGCTGATCCTCACCGGCGGCGATGTGGATGTCATCGGGAGCGGCCGCACGCTGCTGCTGTCCGCCGAAACCGAGCGGGTGTTGCGGGATCTGATCCACCTTTGCCCCGATCTCAAGGTCGCCGGTCGCGCGCATGCGTTGCTGGGGATTGCCTGAGATGCAGACCCGCGCGCACACGGCGGCCGAAACGAACACGGCGGCGCGCGCAAACTCCGCGGTCCTGCGGGGCTGCTGTTTTTTATTGCCCATAGCCGCCCCCGCGGCTCCGAAGCGGGCGCAGTGCCCGTGCGTTGCCCTCCCGCGCAGGTGCGAAGGCGCAGCTTGGACTCTCCCGATGCCGCGCACGCTCCTCCCGCGCGGCCACCTTGCGCCCCTGGTCCTCCGGCTGGGGGCGGCTTTCTCATCGAGCAATCGGTGTGGCGAGGCGTGTGCCACCACTCCTCGCGTCATCGTCTGCTCGCTCCACCGCGCCGTCACGCGCGGGCCGTGTGCTGCTGCTAACCGGGTGCTGACCTCCGTCATGGGTGAACCTCCTGAGCAACAGGATGGAGACACCCGATGCCGAACAATAGCGGGCATCCCGCCCGAAACTTTCGCGTACCGAACATGAGCGCAATTGCTGCCACCTATGGCGATGCCGTGTTTCAGGCGATCCGGCGGGAATACGCCCCGCTGCGTAATGCCGCGAAGCTGTTGGCGCGTGACGCCGGCACGACGCCACGCACCGCCGAGAACTGGCTTGCCGGCACACATGCGCCGAACGGGGAGAAGTTGGTCAATCTGATGGCCGCATGTCCCGACGTGGCCGAGGAAGTGAACCGGCTGGTCGAAGAACGGCGACGCGCACGCGCACACGAGATCAGGCGCATTCGCCACCGGATCGCGGAGGCTCGGGGTGAATAGAGGCGCGCGGGAACTGATTGCAGACGGGCTGCTGTGGGTCGCGGATCGCTGCGTCGATCTGGCGAATTGGCTCAACCGCAAGCCGCCGCCACGCGCGCCGGAGCTGAAATTGGAACACCCGCCGAGCGATGCGCCGCCGCCGGGGCAGATGGAATTGAGGTGGTCGTGAACATTCCGAACGACGTTGAACCCATTGATCCCGCAATCCTCGCTGCTGCCAGACTGCGGGCCAAGCGCTCTATTGCAATCGCGCTGATTGCTGCAATGCGTGAAGACGGCGTGACGTTTGAGCAATTGGGCGCGCGTCTCCACTGCAATCCAGCCCGCGTACGGCGCTGGCTTTTCGGCCTGATCGACGGGCGCACCAAGGCGGCGGATCAAGCTATCGATCTGGCGACCTGCATGGGGCGCGAGTTTGAATTTGCTGTCAGGCGCATCCATCCGCCGGAGCTCGCAGCATGATCCCCCTGTCCATCCTCTCCGCCGCGCTGTTCCTGCTGCTGTGGCGCGAAATGTGCCGCAGCGCCGCGCTTGAGCGGGAGCTTGAGCAGTGGCGCGATGGGTATGAGGCGAGGATGCGGAAGTGACCCGCCTCCACCGCGCCCTCCCGTTCCTGATCCCGGCCGGCGTCTTCGTCACGCTCTACGCCTGGGGCCGCCTCGCCGCATGGATTTGGAGTGCCGCGCAATGAACTGGCCCCTCGCATTCTGCCTCGCCACCACGACGTTGGCCGCAATCTGGGCACTGATCAAGCGGGGTGCGGCATGAGCATTTGGGACGACAACCCCAACCTTGCCGATCGCCTCTGTGAAATGTGGCACGACGGCCTTTCCACAAATGCGATCGGACAACGGCTGGGCGTTTCCAAAAACGCAGTGATCAGCAAGGCGCATCGCCTCGATTTGCCGGCACGCCCGTCGCCGATCCCGCTGGATTCACCGACGCGCTGTCTCACCGCGCGCCCGAAGCGGCAGAAGCCGTGGGGCAATCGACCGACACTCCCGCCGCTCCGCGACCCACTCTATGGCATGCAATCGCGCGCCGGGCAGATCGAACAACGCGCCATCGAACATAAGGAGCCGCCCGTGATCATCGCCGCTCCCGCACAACTGCCGATGCGGCTTGTGACGCTGCCGCCGCCTGTGTTCCGGACGTGTCAGTGGCCGACGAACAACGGCGAGGGCATGCGCTGGACGTTCTGCGGGTGCGCGGAGGTGGAGCCGGGGCGGCCCTACTGCGCCACTCATTGCCGGGAGGCGTACGTTGGGTATGTGCCGGCGGGGCGGAGGGCGGCGTGAGCGACACAACCCTCGATCCCCGAGACATGACGCCGGCCGACTTCGCACGGTTCGGCATCCAGCGCACCAGCCGCGGCGATGCGATCCGGGCGATGTGCCTTCAGTGCATGTGCGGCTCGCACAACGAGGTGCGGCTCTGCGCATCGGCAAACTGTCCGCTTTGGCCATTCAGGATGAGCACCGATCCGTGGCGCGCGCCGATGAGCGATGAGCAGCGCGCGGCGGCTGCGGAGCGGTTGGCGAAGGTGAGGGCGGCGGCATGAACGCGATCAATCCCGCCGATGTGGAAGCGGTGCGCGACCCACGAAATTACGTGCCGACCAACTGAGCAATAGAGGCAATCATGGCGATCACCAATGGCAAGCCGTGTATCACGCAAGGTAGCGGCGGATTTCTGCACCTAGCGCACATAACGCGTCATGGAACGCAGCTCTCGATTGAGAATTTTTTGACGCTCCAGGAGGCTAGAGCTTTCTGTGATGCTCACAAGATCAAGGCGTCAGTCGCTGTTGGCGGTAGGATGTTATCGCAGAGGGACTGTGCTGTGCTGCTATGTATGGCGTCCACCCCAGCCACTCTGGGCGATATTGTAACAGCCGCGAAAACGAGCGTCGCATCCGCAAAGAAGTTGCTCGCTAAGTGGACTGTTGATGGCTTGGCGGTCGCCGGTGAGGAGCAGAAAAAGCCCGGACTGCGCGCCTACTGGCTTTCGCCATCTGGCGAGGCGTTGAGGGCCGCGATCTCGTCGTGACCGACTTTCCTTTATCAGATGCGCAGCGTCGGCAGCTCGCGCAGTTTGCGCGAAGTGACGTTGCGCTCTTAGCCAAAGACCCGCGCTGGTTTGTGACGAAGGAGTTACAGCGAGCGCGGTTAGTCCGCATCATTCCGATCACCAAAGGCTCGGCGCGCGTTGTCGTTACGGACGCCGGGCGGGCGAGGCTTGTCACATGACCCTCGCCACCGGCCTCACTGCGCCACCCTACACGCTGGACGAGGCGGAACTGCGCCCGGCGCGGAAGAAGCCGGTGCAGCGCGAGTGGCGCGCGCAGGAGGCGGACAATGCGTTCCTGTCCCGCGCGCTGCCGGAAGGCGCCTACTACACCGCGATCGACGGCGGCCGGGCGGAGAATGCCCGGATCGGCGCGGCGCGGAAGCGCAGAGGAATCAAGGCGGGACTTCCGGATTTCCTGGTCGTCTACTGCGGCATCACCCTCTGGATCGAACGCAAAGCCGGATCGTCGCTGTCGGAACACCAGCGCATCACCCGCGACGCCCTGATCCGCAACGGCCACCGCTGGGCGCTCGCCAAGTCCACCGAGGATATCGAGATCGCGTGCCGGGAGGCTGGGATACCGCTGCGGGCGACGTTCGGCGGCATCGTGGAGCGGATCGCGGCGCAACGGGAGCGCGTTGGTGCGCCGAAGAAGCGGGCCGCTCGGAAGATCAAGCCGGATCAGAAGCGCGGCGGGTTCACCTCGGCGCAGATCATGGCGGGGTGGGTGAAGTGACTCAAATGTGGCGCGCGATCCGCAATACGCTGTTCATATGGCTCACGTGGCCCGCAGCCGCGTGGATCGTGTTCTGGGCCATGCAGTTGCGTTGCCCGATTTCTATTTCTCTGGGCCGCGCCGATGAGTAGCCGCCCCGCCTGTCTCGCCGAACTCGAATCCCACTTCGCCCACGTCACCGGCCCGGCGGTCGTGCAGGCGAGCGCGGACCACATGCGCGCCCTGCTCGCGTACGTCGCGGAGCTGGAACTACGGCTGGGCGTGCGCGGTGCGTTGCAGCCCCTCACGCAAGAGCGGTGGGTCGTGGTGCGGGAGAGGGCGGGGGAGACGTGGCGGTGAGCGTGCGCGAAGTCACCATCGGCAACGCGCGGCTGATCCTGGGGGATTGCCGCGAGATTTTGCCCACGCTCTCGGGGGTGGATGCGGTGGTTACTGATCCGCCTTATGGGATTGGTGAGAATAGCCGGAAAGTAGCGTCGCGCCAGAATGCTGCAGCCGTCCGTGATTACGGCACATTCGACTGGGATACGAAGCCCCCAGTGCCGGAGACTATCGCGGCTCTCCGCGCCTGCAGCGACTGGCAGATTATCTTTGGGGGTAACTTCTTCGACCTTCCGCCCTCGGCTTGCTGGTTGGTCTGGGACAAGCTCAATAGCGGCGACTTTGCGGACTGCGAACTGGCATGGACCAACTTACGGAAAGCGGTTCGGCGCATCCAGTGGCGTTGGAACGGGATGATTCGGCGCGGTGACGATGTACGCGAACACCCGACTCAAAAGCCAGAAGGCGTTATGGCGTGGTGCCTCGAACAGCTACCGGATGATTGCGATCTAATCCTCGACCCCTTCATGGGCAGCGGCACAACCGGCGTTGCGTGCGCGAAGCTGGGCCGGCGGTTCATCGGGATTGAGATCGAGGAGCGTTACTTCGACATCGCGGTGCGCAGAATTACAGAAGCACAGCGCCAGTCCGACCTCTTCATCGCCCCACCCGCCGACCCGCAGGACCAGCGCGTGCAGTTGGCGTTCGAGGAGCCGGCGCAGTGACCGCCCCGGCGAATCGCTCCGCCGAAGAACTGGCGATGCGCGCGTTGATCGTGCCGCAGCTACGTGCCCGGTGGCCCGGCGCTCGCGTGATCCACGAATTGCCACTCAGGTATTCCTCGCGCCGGATCGACCTCGCCGCAGTGACGGAGCAAGAGATTGTCTGCGTCGAGATCAAGTCGAGCCGGGACGTAGCCGACCGGCTTGAGGCGCAACTGCGGGCCTTTCTGCCGATCGCCTCTCTCGTGATCGTCGCCCTCGCGCCGGACCAGAACGCCGACCTGGGCCACCAGGAAGTGCCGCGCAAGCTGCGCGGTCGCTCCTACACCGCGCACGTCAAGCAGTTGACCGAGGCGCAGGCCACGATTGAGCGGATCGGTGCCCAGCACATCGAACGCTGGACCGTTTCCGCCCAGGACGGCACGGTTGACGTGACCCAGAAATGCTACTGGCCGCAGCGTCACCCGTGGCACGCGCAGCAACTCGACATGCTGCACAACGTCGAACTGGAGCGCATCCTCGGTTCAGGGCCGGCACCGCACGATGCGCTTGTGGCGCGCTGCATGCTCGCGCTGCGGGCGCCGGAGATACAGAAGGCCGTGTGCCGCGCGCTGAGGGCCAGAGACGCGTTCTGCGCTGGCACCGATGCTCCGATCTTGGCCGAGCGGGTCGCAGCATGAGCGTCACCACCCCCCTCACCGGCAACCCCCGCCGCGGCAGCATCAATCTGGCCGGCACCACGTACGAGGTTGTCGCGATGCGCACTGACGCGGGCGCCGACCTGCGATTCCGCCGCGGCCCATACTGGACGCACATCCCGGTGCAGCTCTGCCCCGGCGAGACGGTGGACGATCCGGATTTCTGGCACGCCGACGCCGAACTGCACGGGCATCGGTGGGAGTTCCGGTGCGATCCCAACATGCGGACGCTCACCGTGCGCGACATGCCGCAGCCCCGCCGCGGGACGTTCGCGGCGGTGGATGCGGAGGGGAGGGTGGTGGGGTGAACGGGCTGCGTCACGCCAATACGGTCCATCGCGCCCGGATGAGCGTCGGGCTGTGCCCGATATGCGGCGTCAAGCTGCGTTCAGGCAGCGCAAACCCACACAGGAAGTCGCGCGACCACATTCTGCCACTTGATCGCGGCGGGGGTGATTTCATCCATGGCGACACCCCGAACTTGGCCGTCATGTGCCAAGCCTGCAACGGGTTCAGGGCGCGATGCTTTCACTGTTGGGCGCTGGTCGCATGCGTGCGAGACGTGGCTAAGGCGCGCGGTGTGGCGACCAAGGTCGTCTATCACGAATGGCGCGTCGGCAGCGTGATTGCCCGAGCGCAGATGGAGGCGAGCGCTAAGCGAAATGCCGCGAACCGGGACAAGGTGCGCATCGGACGCATCGTTGCTGAGGTCGGCGTTGATGAGTTTGTCTACCCAGCCGACACCGCAGCGAAGGCAGTCTGGAATGCCGTGACGCTGGCGCGGGGAGCGGTAGCAGCATGACCCGCCTCACCCTCCCCGCCCAGGCCGCGGCCGCGGTGGAGCGCATCGCGGTGGCGCGGGGGCTGACGCGTGCCCAGGCGGTGACGCGCGCGGTCGGCGTGCTGGAGGTGTGCGAGGCCGCGGCGGCCGAGGGGCTATGGGTCGGGGTCGCGGAGCGTGAGGCGTTGCTGCGCGTGGTGGTGGGGGCAATCGAGCGATGAACATTAAGCCGATCGAAACCCGCTACGATGGCTGCCGATTCCGCTCTCGCACGGAAGCGCGCTGGGCCGTGTTTTTTAACGCGGTTGGCCTGGAATACGAGTACGAGAAAGAGGGATACGCGCTGCCGTCTGGCTGGTATCTGCCCGATTTCTATTTGCCCGACATCGGCTATTGGCTGGAGGTGAAGGGTCAGGCGCCGACGCCAGACGAGATTTCCGCCGGAAGTTTCCTGCATTTTACGACCGGCAAGCCCGTTCTGATCGCTGTCGGCGCGCCCCGCGCGAAGCCGCAAATTCTTCGCCTGCCGCTACTTATGTCGGAGGAAGAAAGCGAGCGCGGGGCGGGCTCGCTGGACCTACGCTATTACTTCGCCGACGACCGCAGGAACGCGGGCGAACTGTGGCTTGCTTCGGACGAATATGAGTGCTTTTCGATTGGTCCAGTTGTCGGGCCTGATCATGGCAAATTGCCGTGCGTCCATTCGGCAACCGCCGCAGCATATGAAGCGGCCCGCTCTGCCCGTTTTGAGCGGGGCGCAGCATGATCCCCACCGAAATCGAAGCCGTCGCCCTCCTCGGCTGGCGTCTCTATCCGGCAAGCCGCCGCACCAAAAAGGCGTGCTTCCCAAATCCGACCGCCCAGGCGACGCACGACCTCAACACGCTCGCTGCGTGGCAGCGCGAGTATGGTCCATGCAACTGGCGCGTCGTGATGCAAGGCAGCGGCATCTGGGCAATCGACCTGGATGTCCCCAGCCACGACCATGCCGCCGATGGCGTGGCGGCGTTCGCCGAGTTGGTGCGCGATAACGGCCCGCTCCCACCGCGCCCGGCCACGCGATCCGGCGGCGGCGGCATGGCGTTGTTCTTCCGCCATAACGGCCAGCGCATCATCCGTAAGACCGGCACTCCGTCCCCTGGCATCGACCCTCGTGCCGGCGGGCTGTCGGTCACTATCCCGCCGTCGGTACATGTCACCACGCGTCGGCCATATCGCTGGATCATGCCGCCCTGGGAGCTATCGCCACCCGACGCGCCGGCATGGCTGCTGAAGCTGCTGGAACCGCCGCCGGAACCGGAATACCGCCGCGCCCCGATCGACACCTCCGATGCCGCGCGCAGCCGGCTGTACCGCGCCGCCGGGGCCGTGGCGGATGCCCAGCCGGGCCAGCGCAACGACGTGCTAAACCGCCGCGCCTACCAGATCGGCACGCTGATCGGCGCCGGGTTGTTGGGCGAGCAGGAGGCGATCGGGGCGCTCTACGGCGCCGCCCGCGCCGCCGGGCTCGACCATGCCGAGGCGAAGGCGACGATCCGCTCCGGCGTCAATTCAGGAATGCGGCGGGGTGCCAGTGGACGGTGATCGGATTGCGCAGGTCATAGACATGGCGTCCGCCCGCCCTATCGAGCAAAGCGGCTGGATGGCGCGCGTACAGCGCAACAGCCAAGGCGGCACGCTGCCGACCGTCTCCAACGCCATGTTGGTCCTGGCCAACGACCCGGAACTGGCCGGTCTGCTGGCCTATGACGCGTTCCGCAGCGAACACCTCCTGATGCGCGCTCCGCCAGCACCGGACGATTCGCCGTCGCTGCCCGGCCCTTACCCGCGGCCATGGGGGTTGGAGGATGTGGTCTTCGTTCTCGGCTACCTGCAAAGGATCTGGTCACCGAAGTTCGGCCGGGAAACGACCGAGCACGCCATGCTGGCCGAGGCGTCGATGCGGCGCTTTCACCCCGTCGCCGATTGGCTAACCGGCCTGGCGTGGGACGGCACTCCGCGCATCGACAAGTGGCTCAGTGCCGCATTCGACGCCGAGAACAACCGCTACCACCGCGCGATCGGTGCCAAGTTCCTCATTGCTGCGGTGCGCCGGGTGCGCCAGCCGGGCTGCAAGTTCGACCACATGCTGGTGCTGGAAGGCTCGCAGGGGATCGGCAAGTCGCGCGCCTGTCGCGCCCTGTTCGGCGACGCGTGGTTCAGCGACGCCATCCCGCCGGACCTCACCAGCAAAGACGCGGCCATGGCGCTGCTGGGCGTGTGGTGCCTGGAGTTCGCGGAAATCGAGCACCTGATCCGCGCCGAGGTGGAGACCATCAAAGCGTTTCTGTCCCGCCCCGTGGACCGCTACCGGCCGCCTTACGGCAAGGCGTACGTCGAGCGGCCCCGGCAGGGCGTGCTGATCGGCACCACGAACGCCGACGACTATCTGCGCGACGCCACCGGCAACCGTCGCATCTGGCCGGTGCGGTGCCGCCGGGCTGACCCGGACTGGATCGCGCTGAACCGGGAACAGCTGTGGGCAGAGGCGGCATTCCGCGAGCGTCGCGGCGAGACGACGTGGCTGGATGACGACGACGTCCGCGAGGAAGCCGGACATGCCCAGGCCGAGCGCATGGCGGAGGACCTGTGGGAAACCGCTATCGCCGAATGGCTGCGGGGCCGCGTCGAGGTGCGTCTCGCGGATGTCCTGGCCGGGGCGATCGGGATGACCAAGGAGAAGCTGGACAAGCGGGCGGAGATGCGGGTCGGCGCGATTTTGCGGGGGCTGGGATGGAAGAAGGGACAGGCGCGGCGAGAGGGTCGAGGGCCGGGAAAATTGTGGTTTTGCCCAGGTCGGGCACCTCCGGACCCGGAGACGCAGGGGCAGGAGGAGCTGTTATGAGGCTACGGGTGGATACAGGGTGGATACGGGAGAATTGCGTCCGGAGCGTTGGTGGCTACGCAGGTGGCTACGGATGTGGGTACGTCGAAAATGGTAACGCATTCAAGGCGGTATCCTCTGTACCCTCTGTATCCTCTAATATTAATAAAATAGATAGGGGGAGTGGTAGGAGAGTACGCGCGCGTAGAGGGGTAGGTGGCTCCGCCCCGCGGCCCGATCCGGCGTGGGGTGGGGTGGTGGGATGAGCGAAACACGTTCGGTCCGCATCGACCTGCCGCCGCGGGCGTTCCGCCGGCTGGCTGCGTTGAAGGAGCGCACAGAAGCCGCAAGCTATGCCGAGGTGGTTCGAGCCGCGTTGGTGGCGCTGGAGGGCCAACTAGACCGGATAATGCCCGGAGATATACCGGATACCGGGCAAGTAACAGGCAAATAAGTTGCAAGACTGGCTAGCGAAACGAGAGCCGCCGCGCTATGATGCCGCGCAAACCTTTGTGTGGTGCGCTGTGGCGAGACTTAACGCGACGAAGCGAAAGGCGCTCCCGGCATCGTCGTTCGGGTTGCCGGGGTCCCGCAAATTTCCCATGCCGGACAAATCGCATGCGGCGAACGCGAAGGCGCGGGCGACCCAAGCCGTGAAGGCTGGGCGTATGGCTCCGGGAACGGCGGCGAAGATCGACGCCAAGGCGAACCGGAAGCTGAAGCGGGGGTAGGGGTGGCTGCCAACAGCGAAAAGCAGCCGAAGAAAGGCGGCCCTGGGCGTCCGTTCCAGCCCGGGCAGAGCGGCAATCCCTCTGGCAGGCCGAAGGACGTGGGAGAGGTCATCGACCTTGCGCGACAGCATACAGCCGAGTCGATAAGCCGTTTGGTCGAGTGGATGCGCTCCGATAACCCCAAAGCCAGCGTCGCCGCCACCCAGGCCTTGCTGGACAGGGGTTGGGGCAAGCCGGTGCAGCCGAACGAGCACACCGGCAAGGACGGCGCCCCCCTCATTCCGACCCTCTCGGTGGTGATCGCCCGTGAGTAGCTTGCCCCAGCGCAAGGCGGAGATCGCGCTGTCGCTGCATGCGACGCAGGGCGTGGCGCTGGAGACCGAGGCAACCGAGGTGCTGTACGGTGGCGCTGCGGGCGGCGGCAAGAGCCACTTGATGCGCGCTGCCGCGGTCATGTGGTGCGGGATGATCCCCGGCCTTCAGGTCTACCTGTTCCGCCGCCTGCGTGATGATCTGGTCAAGAACCACGTCGAGGGGCCGCAGGGGCTGCGGCTGCTCCTGGCGCCTTGGGTGCTGGGCGGCCTGGTGGACATCGTCGAGGACGAAATCCGGTTCTGGAACGGCTCGAAGATTTACCTCTGCCACTGCAAGGATGAGAAGGATCGGTTCAAGTACCTTGGCGCCGAAATCCACGTCCTGCTGATCGACGAGTTGACCACGTTCACAGACGTGATCTACCGCTTCCTCCGCAGCCGCGTCCGCATGGCTGGTATCTCGGTGCCGGAGGCGTTGCGCGGCAGGTTCCCCCGCATCCTCTGCGGCTCCAACCCCGGCAACGTCGGTCATCAGTGGGTGAAGGCGGCGTTTATCGACGCCCGCGACAAGCTGGCAATCGAGCGGATGCCATCGAGCGAAGGCGGCATGCTGCGCCAGTACATCCCGGCGAAGCTGCGGGACAATCCCAGCGTCGAGCCGGGCGAGTACAGCGCGAAGCTGGAAGGGCTGGGCAACGAGGCGCTGGTGCGCGCCATGCTGGACGGCGATTGGAATGTCGTAACCGGCGCTTTCTTTCCGGAGTTCTCCACCCAAAAGCACGTTGTTGAGCCTCGCTCGCTGCCGGCCTACTGGCACCGCTTCCGCTCATTCGACTGGGGTAGCGCGCGGCCGTTCTCTGTCGGCTGGTGGGCCGTGAGTGACGGTGAGCTGCCTGAGTTCCCGCGCGGCGCCCTGATCCGGTATCGCGAATGGTACGGCGCGCAGAAGGCCCCTGATGGCACCACAATCCCCAATACCGGGCTGCGGCTGACCGCTGAGGAGGTCGCGGACGGCATCCTGGAACGCGAGCGCCCCGACGCGTACGGCAACCGCGTGATGTCAGGCGTCGCTGACCCCTCTATCTTCGCAGAGAACGGTGGCCCGTCGATCGGCGACCGCATGGCGGCCCGTAAGTGCTTTTTCCGCGCCGCGGACAACACCCGCGTTTCGCAAGCCGGCGCGATCAGCGGCTGGGACCAGGTGCGGGCGCGGCTCAAGGGTGATGGCGAGCGTCCCGCGATTTACTTTTTTTCGACGTGCCGCGACGCGATACGGACCATCCCAACTCTGCAACACGACGAGGGGCGGCCCGAGGACATCGACACCGAGTCCGAGGACCACGCGGGCGATGACACCCGCTATGCGTGCCTCAGTCGCCCGTACACCGCGCCGCTCCCCGCTTCTGCCGACGACGCCGAGCCCGACCGCTACGCCCGACGCTGGCGTCCGGGGAAGCAGCGCGGCTCCGCGATGGCCGCATGAGCGATCTCACCTACACCCCGACGCGCCAGATGGCGCAGAGCGCGACTCAAAAGGCGCAGGACGCCTATGCCCTGGCGCGCAAGCTGGAAGAACAGGTCCGCAGCCTCGAAGCGCGCATCGCGGAGATTGAGGCTGCACGAACCACGAAGAGGAAGGCCGCATGAAAAAGCCGCGCCCCACGAAAGCAAAACCCAAGCCCGCGAAGAAGCCGGCCCCGCAGATTCCGCGCGGCGGCAGCGACTACGCGCTCGGCAATTTCGGCGGCGGCAAGCTGCGGGACCGGGGGAAGAAGTGAGCGGCCTGATCCTCCCCGATCATCTTGGGCCGGACGCGGTTGGCCCCGGCGAGTGGCGCAAGACGAATGTCGGGCTTGCCGTCACGATGGCCCTGCACGATCTCGCCATGAAGCGCGGCATTGCGCCGGGCGAGCTGATGGGCGGCATGGTCGAGTCGCTGATCTCGTTCATCCAGGCATCGACCGCGCCGCACGCCTGGCGCGACGCGGGTGCCGCGGTGGCCGAGCAGATCGAGCGGCGGATGAGGCCGCATTGAGCATGCACGAACTCGGGGGCCGCTATCTCCACGCTGGAGCACCGCAGCCAGCGCAAGGCCCCACCTCCCTAACCGCCGCTGCCCCGAACGGCGAATTCAGCGACGGCATGGGCAAACCCGAGCGGCTTAATGCTTTCACGGGCAAGGTGGGGCAGGCGGACCACAACCGCCGCGATCCGCGCGTCTACGGCAACGGCTTTGCCGCCCTGACGCCGATCGAAGGCGCCGCGCGCGCCGGGTATCTCGATGCCTGCGCCGGGCGCGGATTTGCCCCGCAGTGGGAAGCCGAGACCGGCCAGTGGCAGCGGAACTACGAGACCGGGCGCCTCTGGGCCATGGCGATCCGCGCCATCGGCGAGGCGCCTGCGGGCTGGCCTGACGGCGCCCGCGTGCCGCAGGCGCTGCTGATGCAACTCGACCGCGTGCGCGCCATCACCGGGTCCGGCACGCGCCCGGAAGACACGCCCGCCGCCGCTCGCCCGAACGATACCGACCAGCCGCTCCACGCCATTGTGCCGCGCCTCGTGCGGGGCCGCATCGTCGAAAGGACCACCCCATGAAGCGCCTCCTCCTCGCCGCATTCCTCGCGCTCGCCGTCGCTCCGGCCCACGCCGAACGCTCGCCGCTGCTGGGCATCTACAACGCCGACAACGTGACGCTGTACGCCGGGCAGAAGGTCTATCCGGCCGGCGGCTTCCATCCGATGGGCGTGGTCTACGGCATCACAGCGACGGTCGGCACCGGCACCGGCACCTCGGAGCAGACCTTGGCCACCTATTCGCTGCCTGCCAATGCGCTGGACGCCACCGGGCGGCGACTGCGCATCCGCGCCGCGTTCAAGCTGGCGGCGAACACCAACAACAAGACGATGAAGCTGTATTTCGGGTCCTCCGTCATCACCACGCCGACCGCCGCGACCAACGGCAAGAATGCGTACCTGGAGATGGAGGTCGTGAAGACCGGCGCCAGCACGCAGATCGTGTGGGCCAAGGGGCTGGTCGACACCACGGCGGTGACGCCCTACGTGAATTCCTCGTCCGCCGAGACCGACACCGCGGCCATCGTGATCAAGGCGACCGGCACGGACGGCACGTCGAGCGCGAACGATATCGTGCTGGTGGACTTCTCCGCGCAGTACATGAACTGAGGCGATGAAGCACGACGCCGCCAATGCCATGCTGAGCCGCCCCAAGGCAACTAAGGTCGCCGCGCATTATGGCCATGGCATGGCGTCGGCCCATTGCGGCATCTGCGTGCATTTCCGGGCGCCGCACGACTGCACGAAAGTGCAGGGCGATGTGGCGCCGGGCGGCTGGTGTCTGTTTTTCAAGAAGGCGGCGAAGTGATGGACGATCCACAGGCCGACGCGATGCCGGGCGGGTATGGCGCGGTGCACCCGTGCGGCTGCCCGGCTTGGCGGCATGGGCCTGGGGCGGTGTGCGAGCGCCAGCAGGGCGATCAGGTGGCGGATACGGATGGGTTGGCGGCGCAGAGCGTAGCCGACATGGATGTCCGGTTCGCGGCGGGAGGGTGTCGGGTTCCGTTCTACCAAGCGATTACCCCCGCCGAACTCCAGCCACGCCCAGAGCATGGGGGGAGGCCGTCCTTGGGCCTAAGCCTACTCGGCGGTCCCAACGCGTCAGAAGCGCGTGCTTGGAATCTTGGCCAGCAGGCAGCGGCAGAATTGCGCGCCAGCATCGCCGAACTGGAGGCGGAGGTGGCGCTGGTGCGGCTGGCGTATGACACCCTCAGCGCCGCAGCCGATCATGTGGTGCGGCTGTGGGAGGATGGGCGCGTTGGCCCGACGAGCCGCCTCTCCGCCGGCTGGGAGGATCAGCCCGACGTTGCCGCGCCTGTGCCGCGCACGTTCCCCGCCCGCGCGCTGCGGTTTGGGAGGGTGTGATGGCGCGGTTCCGCAAGAAGCCAGTCGTCATCGAAGCGGTGCAGTGGCTTGGCAACATGGACGCAATCGAAGCCGCGCTAGGTCGGCAATTCGAGACCTACGGCGAGGGGCACGACGGCGCGTTGCGAATCCGCACATTGGAGGGAGATCACCGCTGCGACCCGGGCGACTGGATCATCCGAGGCGTGAAGGGCGAGTTCTATCCATGCAAGCCTGACATCTTCGCCGTGACGTACGAGAAGGAGCGGCCCGACGCATGATCTCCGCCCCCGCAGCCCGCATTCGCATCGGGCGCGTCCGCATGAAGAACGGCGGCGCGGATGTGCGCGTGCTGCACCGCGCGCCGGAAGGTCGCATTGAGCACCGGATTCGCGATCTCGCGAACCACGTTTCCCAAAGCGGCGAGGCGTCGGCTTTTGTCGGGATCACCTTCTGGCGCGACGACAAGGAGCCGTGGCGGCCGGAGTTCGCCGTGGCCTGGGACACGATCGACCCGAACCTCCCGCTTCCTCGCCTAATGCGCGTCGCTGCGGCGGAAATCGAAGGCTACGGCGCCGCGATCAAGGCCGAAGACAAGGTGATGCGGGCACTTGGCTATCAGCGCGGCGATGATCCGGAGGCATCGTGACCCCCACCCTTGCCCGCAACCCCAACCCCCAGAGCCAACCCAACGACGGCGCGCCGACCGACGGCATCTCCGCTGTCCCGGCCGATTCAACCGAACCGATCACCCGCACGGTGGACCGGCAGGAACTGCTGGAGAACTGCGTCGCGTGGTACAAGGCGAGCCGCGATCACTACCAGCAGCAGCGCCAGGAGATGGCCGAGGCGTTCGATTATCGCGCCGGCCATCAGTGGACCGATGAGGATTTGCAGATCCTCCAGGACCAGATGCGGCCCGCCATCACGTTCAACCGGATCGGCCCGTTCGTCGATGCTGTGGGCGGTCTGGAGATCAACAACCGCCAGCAGACCGTCTACATCCCGCGCCAGGTCGGCGCGTCCGGCGTCAACGACCTGCTCACCGCAGCCGGGCAATGGGCGCGGCAGGAATGCGATGCCGAGGATGAAGAGACCGAGGCGTTTCTCGATGCGGTGACGTGTGGGTGGGGCGTCACCCAGACCCGCATGGACTACGACACCGACCCGGACGGCATGCCGGTCATCGAGCATGTCGATCCGCTGGAGATGTTCCCCGACGCGCAGGCACGCAAGCAGAATCTCTCCGACATGCGGCATGTGCTGCGCGTCAAGGATGTGCCGCTGCCGGCGGCTGAAGAACTGTTCCCCGATGTCGATCCGGTTCTGCTGCATGCACAGTGGGCCGAGGACCAGCCCGACGCGACCCGCAGCCCGCACAACGCGCGGCTCGCCCCGTACTACCGGATCGACCAGAGCGGTGACATCGACCGGAACGAGCAACTGGTGCGGCTGGTCGAGGTCGAGTGGTGGTCCTACGAGCCGGCGTATCGCGTGCTTGATCCCATGACGGGCCGTTGGGTGATGCTGAGTGAGGAGAAGGCGCGCGTTTTGACGTTCCGCGCGCGCGTGCTGGGCCAGCGTCCCGAGATGATCCGCGATCGCAAGCGTGTCTACCGCAAGGCGATCGTCGGCGCCGAGGTGCTGAAGGTGATGGACGGCGCCGAGGCCGGCGGCTTCTCCTACAAGTTCATCACGGCGAAGCGCGACCGCAACCGCGGCACGTGGTACGGCCTGATCCGCGCGATGATGGACCCGCAGCGCTGGGCCAATAAGTGGGTCTCGCAGGGACTGCACATCCTCAACACCAACGCCAAGGGCGGTCTGATCATCGAGACCGACGCGGCGGCGGACATCGAGGAGCTGCGCGATACCTGGGCCGAGGCCGACTCGATCACCGAGGTGAACCCGGGCGGCATCGCCAAGCTGAAGCAGAAGGAGCCCCCAGCGTTTCCGCAGCAGCTCAATGCCATGATGGATATGGCGGTCAACGCCATCCCGGCGGTGAGCGGCATCAACATGGAGCTGATGGGTCAGTCCACCTCCCAGCAGCCGCAGGTGGCGCTGCTGGAAGCCGGCCGCCGCCAGCAGGGCATGAACGTCCTGGCCGGTCTGTTCAACGCGATGCGCCGCTACCACAAGGAGCAGGGGCGGCTCATGCTCTGGATGATCCAGGAGTATGTCGCCGATGGCCGCCTGATCCGCATCGGCGGCCCGGAGAATGCGCGGTACGTGCCGCTGGTGCATGAACCCGGCGTCGCCGAATACGATGTCATCGTGGACGACGCGCCCACGTCGCCCAACATGAAGGACAAGGTGTGGAACGCGCTGATGCAGCTGTTCCCGCTGCTGCGCGGCATGTCGATCCCGCCGCAGTTCTACGTCAACGCGCTGAAATATGCGCCGGTCCCGGCATCCTTCGTGGCCGAGGCGCAGGGCATTCTTTCGCAGCCATCCCCGCCTAATCCGGCGCAGCAGGGCATCGAGGCGGTGAACGCATCCCGCGCGGCGCTGCATGCTGCCCAGGCTGACAAGATTCGCAGTGAGACGGCCCGCGATGCGGCCGAGGCGCAGACCGCCCCGGCGGCGCAGGTGCTGGATTTGCAGCAGAAGCAGGCGACCATCGAGAAGACCCGGGCGGACGCGATCAACGCGCTGCAAAATGCCGGGATCACCTTGGACGATCACCGCTTCCAACAGACCGTGGCGGCGATCGATGCGCTGCTGCGCGTGCATGGCGCGGCGCTCGATCACGTCCAGGGCCTGCACGATCGACAGATGGCCGAACAGCAGCCGGCCCAGCCGGCGCCGGGGCAAGCGCCCCTACCGCAGCCGGCGGAACCGGCTTACGCGCCCGGCTGACCCGGGCAGGAGTTCCTGAATGTCTGCGACGATTACCGTCCCCAAGGGTCTCGACACGCTGGATGCGTCGGAGCGCGCTCTGCTCGATTCGATGCGCGCCGATGAAGCCGCCGAGCCAGCCGAGGCCGCGCCCGAACCCCGCGCCACGGCCGCCGTCGCCCCGGAACCGGAGCCGGTCGAGCCGGAAATCGAGATCGATGACGATGGCGCCCCACAGCCCTCGCGCATGGTGCCGCATGCCCAGTTCCATGCCGCCAATGAGCGGCGCAAGGCGGCCGAAGCGAAGGCGCGCGAGGCCGAGACGAAGCTCGCCACGGAAATGGCGCGGCTTCAGGAGCGGTTCGGACTGATCACCCAACTAGTCGAATCGCAGACCACGGCCCCGCCGGCCGCGCCGGCTCTGGCCGAGGAACTGCCGGACGTGGCGGTTGACCCGGTCGGGCATTTCAAGGCGCTCTATGACCGGACCCAGAAGGAGTTGGGCGACGTCAAGTCGATCCTCACCGGATTCCAGGAAAGCCAGCAGCAGTCCCGCGCGGTGCAGGAGCTGCGCAACTGGGGTATGTCGCAGGAAATGGCGTTCGAGGCGCAGGAGCCGGCATACCGGCCCGCGATGGAGCACCTCCGCGCCAGCCGGCATGAAGAGCTGGAAGCGATCGGCGTGACCAACCCGACCGAACGCGAGCGCATCATCGCCAACGACATCACGGCGATTGCCCAACGCGCCCGCGTCGAAGGCGCCAACTTCGCGGAACGGCTATTCCGGGCGGCGGAGAAGCGCGGGTTCAAGAAGGCGGCACCTGCCGCGGCGGCTGCGGACCCCGCCATCCCGCCCCTGGATGCCCCGGCGGCAGCGCGGATCGACACCGTGCAGCGTGGCCGCGACAACTCCACCTCGATCGGCAGCCTAGGGTCTGCACCGGCCGTTCGGATGTCGGTCGAGAAGATCGCCAACATGAACGATCGGGATTTCGCGGTGCTGCTGAAGAAGATGGAAGGCAACCCGACCGCGCTCCGCGACCTGATGGGGCACTGATCCATGTCCCGCACCCGAGGCGCATCGAACGCGTTCCACCAGGACGACGGCGTTGTTCTCGACAAGGAGGGCAAGCCGATCCCCACCGGACGCCCGGTCGGCGTGATCCACATGGACGACGGCGAGATCGTGCCGCCGCCGGAGAAACCCGCCCCGGCCTCTGTCAGCCCGTCCGCAGCGCTGTCGTTCGTGTGCGACCGCTCGACCTGGCGGCGCGATATGGACGGCTACGAGGCGCTGCATCTGCTGGAGGTGATGATGGGCGCGCCGATGACCGCCACACTGACCCCGGAGCAGTTCGTGCAACTGCCGGCGGATGTGCGGCGGCATTTCCGGCGGGTGCGGGGGTGAGGCAGCCCATAACCCTCCCCTGCACCACATGCGCTCACGTCCAGCAGCTCGCCCGCAACGCCCGCATCACTCTCACCTGTGGGCGGAACGGCGAGAATGCGCATGCCGAGCGGGCCAATCCGAACGGCTGCGGGCCGGGCGGCACATTTCATACAAAAACCCCCTTGCAATCCCGATCCGAGTCGGAGTAAGAAAGGTCTGCGCCAGAAATGGCGCTCCGGCGTGGTGTGGCCCGCGGCCATACCTTCTGCGCGATGCGGGCAGTTATCCGCATCTACGCCTCGCCCCCGCACGGGCGGCTGTGTCCCGAAGCGAACGGGACGCCCCCGATGTGCGCGAGGCATGCCAGATGGCAACCACGAATTACGGGACCAACAACCCGCTGGCGGTGAAGCTGTGGAGCAAGATGCTCGCAGTGGAGGCGCTGAAGGCGACCTGGATCTACAAGTTCATCGGCGACGGAACGTCGTCCATGATCCAGGTCAAGGACGAGACCAGCAAGTCGGCCGGCGATCAGATCACCTACGGTCTGCGCATGCAGCTCACCGGCAACGGTGTGCTGGGTGACGGCACGCTGGAGGGCAACGAAGAGGCGCTGACCACCTACTCCGACGCCCTGGTCATCAACCAGCTTCGCCACGCGGTACGCAGCCAGGGGCGCATGTCGCAGCAGCGCGTGCCCTTCAGCGTGCGCGACGAAGCGCTCTCCGGTCTCCGCGACTGGTGGGCCGATCGTTTGGACTGGGCCGGATTCAACCAGCTTGCCGGCAACCTGGGTCCGTCCACTCCGTCCCTCTCCGCGAGCGACATCCGTTGGACTGGGCTGCAGGCGACCATCGCGCCGGACGCCAACCACTACATGAACATTCAGGGCGGCGCCGACGACACCACGCTCGGCAACACCAACGTGTTCGATCTCTCCGCCATCGACGTGGCGGTGGAGAAGGCGAAGACGCTGACGCCCGCGATCCGGCCCGTGCAGGTCAAGGGCAAGAAGTTCTACGTGGCGTGGCTGCACCCCTATCAGGTGACCGACCTGCGCACGTCCACCGCGACGGGGCAGTGGCTGGACATCCAGAAGGCGGCCATGACCGGCGGCCTGGTGGACGACAATCCGATCTTCGACGGTTCGCTCGGCGTCTACAACGGCGTGATCCTGCACGAAGATTACCGCGTACCGCAGGGCTACAACCCGAGCGGCAATGCGGCGATCACCACGGTGCGGCGCGGCGTGTTCTGCGGCGCGCAGGCCGGCATGATCGGCTTCGGGCGCGACAACGCGGTGAACAAGTTCACCTGGGTGGAAGAGCTGTTCGACTACGAGAACCAGCTTGGCGTGTCCGCCGGCCTGATCTGGGGCCTGAAGAAGACCACGTTCAACTCCGCCGATTTCGCAACCATCGTCATGTCGTCCTACGCGGCGGCGCATACGACCTGATCGAAGGACACCGACATGGCAACCTGGACGGGCGTGAACATCAACACTGGCGCGGTCGAACTGCCGAAGTACGACGCGACCGGCAACTACTCGGAAATCTACACCGCGGCAGTCACCACGGCGCTGGCCAACGGCGACACGATCACCGGCCCGGTCATTCCGGCCGGCGTGTTCGTTGTCGATGTGGTGGCGGCGCCGGACGATCTGGACTCGGCCGCGTCGCCGCTGATCCAGTTCGAGGTCGGCTACAAGAACGACTCCGGGACCGTTGTGGCCGGCTTCCTCAAGACCGGCAACACCACTGCCGGAACCGGCGGCGTCGCGCACATGGATGTGCCCGCGGCCTTCGGGAAGACCTTCACCAGCAACACCACGGTGCAGGCGGTCATCACCGCAGCCGCCGGCACGGCCGTGGCGGGCGCGTTCCGTCTCGGCGCCGTGCTCACGGCCGATCCGTAAGGAGATCACCCATGGCGAAACCTGCCCGCTTCACGGTCGGCACCAGCGGTTCCGGCAAGCACACCGAGGTCAAGGGCAACGGCGCCAGTCTGGGCGGTCGCGCCCCGGCTGAAAGCGGCCCGCGCATCGGCTCCGGTGTGCTGGGTCGCCGCGTGCGCCCCGAATACGACCGCGACAGTGGCGGCAATGGCGCGCCGGCCGTGCGCGGCATGCGCCGGTACAGCGAGGAATGAGTCATGACGCTGGCGCTGGAAATGCGCCGGCTGTTGTGGCGCGACGCGGCTGAGCGGCTGGCGCTGGAAGACGAGCGCCAGCCTGACGAGGGGGAGCCCGATCCCCCGCCCGATGAGGACGGCGAAGAGAGGCCGCGCTGATGGCGTTGCTGGACATCACATACCAGCGCGATCCGACATCCGGCGCGGTGCTGTTCGACGGCGATGGCAATCCGCTCTACGGCACGAATTCGGGCGCCAATACCTACGCCCAGATGCAGGCCCGCGTGCAAAACGAGGTGCTTGGTTCGCCCACAACGAACGACATCAAGAACGCGATCCAGGACGCCATCGCGGAATACGAGCGCGAGTCGTTCTGGTTCAATGACATGCGGACCTTCGGCGCCTCCGGGTCGGCGTCCGATCTGCGCACCGTCTCCGGCAAGGAGTTCTACAGCAACGTCGATCTGCCCGTGCTGGTGAACATGCCGCACCTGCGCACCGTGCTGATCGTCGCGTTCTCCAATCGCTACACACTGAACGCGCGCACGCCGCAGTGGATCGACGACAACTCGATCAGCACCACATGGCAGGGACTGCCAACCGATTATTGCTGGCAGGCCGGTTCGCTGCGGCTCTATCCGGTGCCGAACGATGCGTACCAGATCATCCTGGACGGCACGATCCGGTTCCCCGCGCTGTCGGCGGACAGCGACTACAGCCCATGGACCAATCAGGCAGAGCGGCTGATCCGGACTGAGGCAAAGCGGTTGCTGTTCCGCGAGATCACCCGCGACGACGCCCAGGCCGCGGCGATGGAACTGGAACTGATGGGCGATCCCCGCACCGGACGGCAGGGCGCGCTCACGATGCTGCGCCGCGAGACGGTGCGGCGAGCCGGCGGCCCGGGCAAGCTGCGGCCCAGCAGGGGGCACATGTGAGCGTGCTCCCCGTCGCCGAATGGCGCCCCGACATGCCAGCGCTGGCGAACGCCACGGAAATCGCGTCGAACGTAGTGCCCCGCACGTCGGAGAGCTACGGCCCGTTCTCCGACCTCGCCTCCTACACGTCGAACGCGCTGAACAATACCTGCCTTGGGCTGGTGGCGGTGCAGGCGACGGACCTGAGTATCGTGGTTTTCGCCGGCACGGCGGACAAGCTTTACGATGTCACCAGCCTGACGGCGACGTGGAACGACGTTTCCGGCGCGACCTACAACACGGCGGAGGGCGACAACTGGCACTTTGCGCTGTTCGCCAACGCCCTGATCGCTACGAATTTCGCAGATCCGTTGCAGTCGTTCGAACTCGGGGTGAGTTCGACCTTCGGCAACCTGTTCACCGCTTCGGCGTGGCAGCAGAGCCATGCGTATGGCTCGCTCGGGGCCTATGTGCTGGCCAACGGCAACCGCTACGTTCTGACGCAGACCGGCACGTCAGCAAGCAGCGGCACGGGGCCGTCCGGCACCGGGTTCGGCATCACGGACGGAACCTGCGTCTGGGACTATCAGAGCAGCCCGCCGCCGCAGGCGCGGTTCGTCTGCACGCCCAAGAACTTCGTCATGGTGGCGAACACGCTGGATGGTGCCGGCGGTCTCGGGCCGGCGCGGGCGTGGTGGTCGGCCAACGGCGACGCCACCTCCTGGCCGGCGCCTGGCACCGCGCAGGCGCAGGCCGCGATGTCGGATTACAACGATTTCCGCGGCAATCTGGGCGAGATCACCGGGCTGGTGGACAGCCTGGCCAATGCCGATGTGGCGATTTTCTTCCGCCATGCGGTCTGGCGCGGTCAGTTCGTTGGGCCGCCCGATGTGTTCGATTTCTTCCCGGCGGAGAATGTGCGCGGCTGTCCTTGCCCGAACGGCATCGTGGCGCTGGGATCGCTGGTCTATTACCCGGCAGAGGATGGCTTCTACGTGTTCGACGGCGCGGTCAGCACGCCGATCGGCACCGACAAGTTCGACAAGTGGTTCTGGACCAACGTCAACCAAGGCTTCCTGGGCAGCGTGATCGGTGCTGCCGATGTCATCAATAAGGCGATCATCTGGATATTCCCGTCGCTGGCGTCGTCCAGCGGCATTCCTGACACCGCGCTGGTCTGGCGCTGGGACATCCAACGGGCGTCGATGGCCAGCATCAACGCGCAGTGGGTGGCGCGCCTGCTGTCGTTCGGCGTGTCGCTGGATGGGTTTTCATCGCTCGGCTTCACCGACCTCGATACGCTGCCCTACTCGTTGGATGCGCGGGTCTGGATCGGCGGCGCGCTGCAACTGGGCGCGGTGGACCGCAACAAGAAGCTCGCGTTCTTCAACGGCAACAACCTTGCCGCGCAGGTCGGGCTCCAGACGGTGCAATTCATCCCCGGGCGCCGGGCCTATGTGCAGAGCGCCCGGCCCCTGATCGAACTGTCCGCTGGGACACCGACCATCGCCTTTGCCGGCCAGACGAACCTCTATGACCCGATCGTCTACGGTGCTGCGACGGCGCCGGACGCGTCGGGCGAATGCCCGCAACGCAGCGATGCCCGTTACCACACCGCGGCGCTGAGCATGCCGGCCGCAGCAGTGTGGACGCATATCAGCGGGGCGGATGTCACCTTCACGTCAGCGGGGCTGCGATGAGCACGACGCAGTATCCCGGCCGCCCGCGCGCGCCGACCGAAGACACGAACGAGCGCGTGCACCGTCGCCTGATCGCGCAGCGGCTCAACGACGCGATTGGTGGCCGGCTCGATGTCACGCTGGGCGTCACGCTGGATGCCAACAAGGCCAGCACCACGGTGACGGATAGCCGTATCTCATTCTCAACGGCGCCGCTGCTGATCCCGACCACGGCGCACGCCGCGGCCGAGGTGGCGGCCGGCGGGCTCTACTGCACACCGACTGCGGGGCAGCTCGTGATCCATCACGCCAACAATGCGCAGACCGATCGCAGCTTTCAGCTCGCGCTGGTCGGATAGGAGGGTTGATGCTGAATCTTTATGGCGGCGCTGGAATGGGTGCGGCAGGCACCGGAATGGGTGCGGCAGGCACGGTCCCGCAGGGTGGCGTCAATCCGCAGCTGCTCGCGATGCTGATGCAGGGCCAGCAAGGCGGCGCGCAGGCACCCATGATTCCGCCTGGTGGCCCGATGGCGAATTACATCGGTGCCGGCGGGAATCCTGCGGCGATGCAGCGGCCGATGATGCCGCCGGTTGCGGCGCCCCCGGCTCCGGATGGATCGGGCGCGGGCGGGACAGGCGCCGGCGGGATGTCGCTCGGCAGCCCGCAGATGATGCAGATGCTGCAACTGCTGAAGGGCGGCCAGACCGGCTTGCCAGCGGCGGCCGGCGGAGCAGGCATCCCCGGCCAGATGGCGCCTGGCTTCGGCGGCGGCACTGGGCCGCTGGCGCCTGGCATAGACTCGCTCCTCCGCTCCCTCGGCATGTTCGGCGGCATCACGGGAGGGGCGCCGACCTGATGTTCGACGGCCTCGATCCCTCCGTGCAGCCGCTCTACATCGCGCCCGGCGATCTGCTGGGGTGGGCGGATCGCATCCGTCCGCATGTCACGAAGATGGCGGAGGGGTCGGGCGGCCGGTACGAGGCGTGCGACCTCTGGGGCGCGTTGGCCGCCGGGCGCATGCTGCTGTGGGTCGCGGTCGATGGTGCCTCCGTCGCCTGCGTCATGCTGACCGAGATCATCGCGTATCCGCGCATCCGCGCCATGCGATGCATCGGTGTGGCCGGACACCGGCCGCGGCGCTGGATGCATCTGCTGGCCAGCGTCGAGCGCGCCGCGAAAGAGAAGTTCGGGTGCGACCTCATGGAAGCGATGCATCAGCCGCGCCACGGGCGGCTGCTGGCAACGGGTGGCTGGTCCACCTTCCACATCCTCTCGGAAAAGCGGCTCTGATGCGCGACCACGCCGCCCTGTTCCGCGCGATCCGGCAGACCCGCAAGGCGGACATCGTCTGCGCGTTCGGCGGCTCCCAGCCGGCCGGCAATACCACGACGACGCAGACCAACACGCCGTGGTCGGGCGAGGAGCCGTATCTCACCAGCATCTATTCGCAGGCGAGCGACCTCAACAATTCCACGCCGCCGCAGTACTTCCCCGGCAACACCTATGCGCCGCTCACGGACCAGCAAAAGGGGCTGATGAGCAGCGTCATCGGCTACGGTTCGCAGGGCGGTGGCGCGGCGCTGAATTCCGCCAACGGCGCGGTGAGCGGCATTCTGGCCCCTGGCGGCGCGTCGAACGTGCTCAACAGCGAGATGAGACCGGGCTTTCTCGATCCGGCCAATTCGCCCTACTACCGCACGGCAGTGGGCAATGCAGTGGCGACGGCGCTGCCGATGGCGAACGCGAGTTTCGTCAACGGCAACCGCTCGGACAGCGGCCTGGCGCAGCGCGCTTCGACAAGCGCGGCGGTGGATGCGGCGGCTGGGCTGGCGCAGAACCAATACAACACGAACCAGGGATTGCAGCAGAACGCGGCGGCGATCCAGCAGGGCAATCAGGTCAAGGCGGCAATCGCCGCCCCGGTGATCGACCAGCAGCAGCTCAGCGACATGGCGACCGGGCTGAGTACCGCCGGGATGAGCCAGTCCGACATCCAGAACCAGATCAACGCCGACGTGGCCAGGTACAACTACGGCCAAATGCTGCCGTGGAACCAGCTTGGGCTTTACGAGGGCGCGGTCACCGGCACCGGCAATCCGGGCGGCACTTCCACCACCACGCAGCCGTATTTCTCGAATCCAACTGCAAACGTGATGAGTGGCCTGAGTGGGCTTGGCTCATTGGGGATGCTTGCATTCACCGCCTTTTCCGACCGCCGCCTGAAGACCGACATCCACAAGATCGGCGAGTCCGATAGCGGCTTCCCGCTCTACGCGTTCCGCTACAAGGGCGAGCCGCCGATGTCGATGCACATCGGCCTCATGGCGCAGGACGTGGAGAAGGAGCGACCCGAGGCCGTCCTGCACACGCCGCGCGGCATGATGGTCGATTACCTGCGGGCGCTCGCATGAGCGGGTCCACGTTCTTCGACGCCCTGAGTGACCCCGCGGTCGGCGCGCTGATGGGTGCCGCGCAGGGCTTCGCCCAGGCCGCGATGCCGACGCGGATGCCGACGCCTTGGGGCGCCGCGCTCGGCATGGGTGCGGCCGGGGCGCTGGCGGGGGCCAAGAACGCGGAAGGGCTGCAACTCACCAATCAGCAGGTGCAGCAAGCCAAGATCAACACCCAGCGCGGCCAGATGCTGCTGGACTGGTACAAGGGGCAGTCGCCGCTTGGCGCGCCGGGCGCTGGTGGTGTTGCGGGTGCCGGCGGTGCCCCGGGCGGCGCTCCGGTGGCCAGCGGCAACAACCGCTACCTCGCATCTCCGGCCAGCCTGATCGGCATGGGCAACCTCGCGTTCGCCTCGGGCGATCCGAGCGCCGCGGCGACGTTCTACGGCCAGGCGCAGGCACCGGCCGGCGGTCCCGGTTATGCGATGGGGCCGGATGGGACCGCCTTTTCGGTTCCGGGTGGTGGGAAAGACCCGAGCGTGATTGCTACCGCTTCTGGCGCAGCGAAGGCTGGCGAACTGCCGGCGACGCTGGCCGGCAAGGGGTGGAAGATCGGGTCGAACGGCACGCTGGTCCCGATCCAGGGCGGCGAGGCTGATCCCGCCTATCAGGGCACGCTGGCAGCCACAAAGCCGGTCGATCTGCGCGTCGGTGGCATGCACTGGGATGCAGTGCATGGCTGGGTGAAGAACCCGGAGCGCGTCGAGGTCACGAACAGCGACGGCTCCAAGGGCTTCGCCTTCGTCTCCCCGCCCGCGCCCGGCGAGAACGAGGTGCCGCCCGACCCCTTCCCCGGCTGGGCGACGCAGATCAACAAGGCGGAGAATGCAACCGGCAATCCGGCCGCAACCAATCCAGCCTCCACCGCGACCGGCAACGGGCAGTTCATCGACGGCACGTGGCCATCCGTAATCCGCGCCGCCCGCCCCGACCTTGCCGCCGGCAAGACGGATGAGCAGCTTCTGGCGCTGCGCAGCGTGCCGGGTCTGGCGCAGGCGGCAACCGAGACCTATGCGCGGCAGAATGGCGGCACGCTGGCGCAAGCCGGACTGCCGGTGACGGCGGAGACCACCTCTCTGGCTCACGTGCTCGGGCCGCAGGGCGCGATCCGCGTGCTGAAGGCCAATCCATCGACGCCGCTCCAGATGCTGCTGCCGCAGCAGGTCATCGCGGCCAACCCGCAGTTCCAGGGCCGCACCGCTGGCGATGCCGTGCAGTGGGCCGCGCAGCGCATGGCGGGTGCGTCGCAGCCGCCGAGCGGTAGTCATGGCACGGCGGAGCCGGTGGTGATGCCGAATGGCCAGCCGGCGGTCGCGCAATTGCCGCCGCAGCTCGATGCAGCGCGCGAAGAGGCGGCGAAGGAGTTTGCCGGGAAGGACAACGACTCCTTCGTCTCGGCGCAGAACACCCAGGCGTGGCTGCGGCAGATCGATTCCGCCGCCGACGAGATGACGAAAGCCGGCTCGCTCTACATGACCGGCCCGTACGCGGAGAAGCGCTACGAGGCGATGCGCGGCGTCAACGACATGGCGCGCACGATCGGCCTGAAGGAGCCGTTCAACCCCCAGGCGGTCGCGTCGTGGGAAGAGATGCGGAAATCCACCACCACGGCAGGCTTCGAACTGGCAAGCCATTACGAGGGCCACGCCCGGCAGGCTGCCGCCACGATCATGAATGCAACCTCGGCGGTGCCAGGCAGCGAGAACAGCCCGGTCGGGCTCAAGCTCGTCTCCGCTGGCATCCGCGAAGGCGCGCAGTCGGCGATCGATCTGCACAACTACAAGACGCAGATTTTCAACAAGACGCAGGGCGCCGGGCTGCCGCAGGCGGAGACCGATTTCTACGCCGCGCATCCGGCCGAGCAGTACGCCCAACGCGCGATCAGCACGGTGCATCCGGTCACGATCACCGATCCGGCGCAGTTCAAGAACTATCTGCCCGGCACGTACGCGGTGCTGCCGAACGGCAAGCTGGTGCAGGTGCCGGAGCGCCCTGACGCTCCGCCCGTCCCGGCTTATCTCAAGAGCGGAGCGGCGCACTGATGCCGCTCGATGCCTCCTGGATGGACGTGATCCCCGCCGCGCAGCCGACCGCGGCGATGCAGATGGCCCAGCCCGCCCCGCCGGCATGGAAGCCGCCGCCCGGCGCTGAGATCAATTACGTCCCGACGATCGATGTCACTGCGGCGCCGCATCCCGGCGCAGCGGCAGGGCAGCCCGGCTCGGAGCTGGCGCCGTCCGCAGCGTCGCCCCCCGATGCCAAGCCGGCTCCGGACCAGATGGCGGTCCCGTCCAAGGATTGGATGGACGCGATACCGGCGGCAAAGCCGAGCCCTGCCATGGACCTCGCAGCGGGGCGCATGCCGGCCACGAAAAGCAGCGGCGTCCTGGCGAACATGGGCGCCGGCACGAGCGAGGCGGTCGCCGACACGCTGGGCGCGCCGGTCGATCTGGCGACGGGGGCCATCAATCTCGGGTTGCGAGGGCTCTATTCCGGGGCGCGCGCAGTCACCAAAGCGATTGGCGCGCCGGCACCTCCCGACGAGACGCCGCAGATCACCAACCCGGTCGGCGGCTCCGAGTCGATCAAGTCGGCCGAGGGGCTGATCGGTGCCGATCCCCGTAACGTGACGCAGGGCAACCAACTCGACAGCATCGCGCGCGGCGCCGGGTCCGGCATGGCGTCGATGATGCTGCCGTGGGCCGGAGCGCGGGCACTCCCGGAGCTGGCCGGGCTTCCCGGTGCGGTGCAGCGGATATTCGGTGCCGGCGGCGCTCCGACGATGGCGGCGGCTGGGGCTGCGGGTGGCGGCCTGGGGCAAGAGGCTGCGGACAGCGTGCCGGAGCCCTACAAGCCGCTCGCGAACCTTGCCGGCAACATGGTGGGCGGCGCGGTGCCGATTGCCCTCCGCGCCGGGGCTGGGGCGGTCACACAGGCCGCCAAGCCGCTGGCGCAGCAGTTCGTCGCGCCGATGACGAAAGCCGGCAGGGAGGGCCTGGCGGGGCAGCGCATCGCTGGCGCGGCGACGGATGCCGGTGCGGTGCGGGACGCGCTGGATGAGGCCGCGGCGGGGCGCACCGATGCGACACGGCTCCAGGCCATTGTGAATGATCCCGGACAGTCCGCAGCGGCACGGGCGGAGGCGCAGAAGCAGCTTGCCGCGGCTCGCCAGCGGTCCGGCGAACTGGTGCCGGAGTCGATGCCAACGACCTTCCAGCTGACCGGCGACCAGGGGTTGGGCAACCTGGAACGCGCGGTCGCGAAGGAGTCGCCGGATCGGTTCAACGATCGCCGCGGCGAGCAGAATGCGGCACAGGCGCGCGCCGTTGCCGGGCTGGCGCAGCCGGGATCATCCTCAGAAGCGGTGCCGGCGGCGTTCCGCAAGCGGCTGGCCGAGATGGATGCCGCGGCGGAGGCGGAGACCGAACGGCTCCGCGGCGTCGCACAGGGACAGACTGAGGGGCTTGGCGGGGCTGTGCCGGCTGGCGCCGACCAGCAGGCGACGGCGCTCCAGCACCATGGGCGGCGTATCAGGGCCGGGCTGGACGCGCTGAACCAAGCGGAACGCGCCAAGGTGTCGGCGCTGTACGATGCGGTCGATCCGGACGGCACGCTGGCCGTGGATATGAGCGGCATCAAGAAGGCGGCGCGGGAGATCGCCAAGGAAATCCCGAAGAATGCCGCGCCGATGGAGGGCGATGCCGGGCGGCTGCTGGGCGTCGCGCAGATGCAGAAGGGGGTCGAGCCGTTCGCCGAGGTGAAGGCGCTCCGGTCCCGCATCACGGATGCGATGCGCGAGGAGTTGTATGAGCGCGGGCGTTCGCAGACCTACCGGGCGCTGAGCCGGCTGCTCGCGGCGGTGGACGATACGCTGGCGAATGGGGTAGAAGAGGCGGCGGGGCGTGATGGCAATATCGCCGCGCGCCTTGACGCGCTTGGAGAGGCTCCTGGTGGACCTGTCGTTGGCGGCAGAGGTGGAAAAGAGCCTGTCGAAGCGCCCGGTGGCGGAGCGGCTGGAGTTCCTGGCCAGGGCGGAACGCAAGGCCAAGGAAACGGGCGACCTGGAAGTGCTGGCGGCAATAGCGCAGTGGCGGCTGCGCCAGCAGTTGCAGAATCCGCAGCCACCGAATCCGAGCCAGCCCTAACCCCCAACTTCGACGCCGCCGCAGCGGCCAAGTACCGCGGCGCCAACGCCGAGCACGCTAAGCGAGTCGGCACGTACGAGGAGGCGCCCGGCGTCGGTCCTGTTCTGGCGACCGGCAAGCGTGCCGGGGAATGGCGACTGGGCGATTCCCGCGTCGCGTCGGAAATCTTCAATGCCGGCAAGGGCGCGGTGGAGCGCATTCAGGCGTTCCTGAAAGCCGGCGGCAGCAATCCCGCTCTCGTCTCCGACGTGAAGGATTACGCCGCCTTCGATCTGCGCCGGGCGGCCGAGACCCCGGACGGCACGCTGGACCCGAAGAAGACCGCGAAGTGGCTGAAGGACCACGCCGAGGCGCTACGGGTCTTCCCCGATCTTGCGGCGAAGTTCCGTGACGCGGCGCAGGCGCGCGCGGCCATGGACGAAGCGATGGCGCGGCATGCCGAGGCGCGCGTTGCGTTCGAGAAGTCGGCGGCCTCGCATTTCCTTGGCGATGCAGACCCCGTGCTGCGCGTCGGCAAAATCCTGCGCTCCGATCGCGCTGAAGCCACGATGGCGGAACTGGCCGATCTGACGCGCGGCGCTCCGGCGGCTCGTGAAGGGCTGATCGCGCCGTTGTCG